GGTGATGGTGTTTTGGATGATCCAACATTAGCGTTGGCCATAGCAAAGATGCGTGATTTATCGGATGACACGCACCCAATAGATGAAGTTGAAGGTAGACAAATAAGACCAGAAAATCCCAACCGCGCACGGGACGGGATGAACATGGAAGACGTGCGACGAGAAAAAGAAATATTCCTACAAGGTAGAAAAATATGGTGACCAAAATGAACACCGTAATGACCCTGCAGGAGCCTGCCCAAGAGGGCGTAGTGAAGGAAGAAATCAAGCAAGTACAGCTCAGGGAATTGCTCTCCAAGAAAGACGTGTTCGAGCAACTTGGCTTGTCAGAAGAAACATTCTTCCAGAATTGCGCCCTTCTCGTGAATGCCCAGTCGGTTCAGTCGCTGGACGTTTACGTGGATCAGACTGCCCAAGTAGTGGTCTTACCACGGATAATTGGTGGTTAACATGAGCGAGGCTGCCAAAAAGCATCGTGAACTCCATGGTGAATTTAGTGGAAAGTTTATCGATGATCCAAAAGCATGTGGCATGTCGTTTTATATAGTTGGAGAATATGAATATCTTGTCAATAGGTTTAGCAATGCCAGTGAACACCAGAACAAGAAGGTCGCTGAGATATGCGGTCAATTTACATTCTCCATGAAAACCGAGAAGGTACTTCCCGGGGCATGCTTTGCGATGAATGGCCATTTGTACAAGGCCATATGGATAGATAATATTATCGAATGCCTTGGCAGGATCGAGCGTGTTGAAGAATGGACCATGAGCGGGTACAATGACGATGGTACGAGCATGATGATCCATTCAATAGTCTTCGTAGATGCCAGTGGTGACTGCGGAATCCTTGCCGAATGGCTGGATGATGATGCGGGACCACCAGAGCAAGATGATATAAAATTTGCTGATGATGGATGGCTTGAGGAAGAATTGCAGGAAGCAATTGAAAATGGATCCGTTAAACTGGATAAAGCACCAATCATCAGTACCATAGAGGATAGAATGACCTGCACGTTCGATCCGTTTGATTTTTAGGTGATGAACATGGAGAAAAGATTATGGTACATGGCACACCCGTACAGTGATAATCCAGAGAGGAATTTTGACTTGGCAAATGAGCGAGCATCAAGGCTTGTTAAGAAAGGATTCCACTTGTATTCACCAATTTCGCACACGCACCCTATCCACATGGTGGCAGGAATGCCATGGGAATTTTGGATGGATTTTGACGAATCCTTCATGAAGATATGCGATGGAATAATCCTGTGCCCGGGGTGGGAGAATAGCAAGGGGTGCAATATTGAGAGAAAATTTTTCCAAGACCACGGGAAGGACGTGCTACTGTACGAGGAGATTATATAATGCTGGCATACAATTCGGAAATATCCCAATACAAGTACATGCCGTTACCTTGGATAAGCAAGAGCAGGTATAGATCGTGGAGATATTGCCAATACAATTTCTATCTCGATGAGCTGGAGCATGTTGCTCCAAAACCAATAGACCAAGAAATGGAACACAAGGGCACCATTGGAACCAACATGCATCTCGTGTTCCACGAATTCTTCAACCAAGTCAAGGAGCAAAGATTAATAGATAATTTCATGCGGATAGGAGTGGAGCACAATCCAAAAGATAGCTCGTTGTTCTATGCATTTTTCGCATTATGCCAAGATATTATTCCCAAGGAAGCGAGAGGCGTGGTGGAATATTCCAAGATATTATCAAATTTCTGCGAGTTCCAAGTACAGAATTGGATATATATCACGGAAAACATGGTTCCTACCAAGAAAAACTACATCAAGTACTGGTTTCCCGTGAGGATGGAAGCATTCTTGCGAGATCCTATTAGGGAATACTACGGGACAGCCGATGCCATATACAGGAATCCAAACTTTGCCAATGACAAGAAACCATACATAATCATGGATTACAAGACCGGGCATACACCAGCATCCGTGAGGAAATTCCAAGGCATGAACCCGTTTTCCGTAAGTCTCCCGACATCCAAGCTGGAAGAATTGCATTTCTACGCGTGGCTAGTTGCCGAAGGCAAATACATTTCCAAGGGTACATTGTGGTACTTGATGGATTGGGAAGAATGCGAAGGGTTCAGGAGAAGGATAAAGAAAAACCACATCGTACTACCACCAAAGGTTAAACCACCATTAGTAGAATCTGGAACGTGGAAGGTGGGTAGGAAAGGCGTGAAATACTGGCGAGAAGAATTTCCAGACGTGAAATCGTACAAGGATGTTATCGTTGCGATGGTATTTCTTGGTGATGATGACGTGTACGTGGCATCCAAAAAGACTGGCGCAAGGACCATGAACAATATCCATATGTATTCGGACCAGCTCAGGGAACATTACGCGGAACATGGCATGGATGAAAGCGCGTATGAAAGGAAAACGAACACGTATGCATGCGATAGATGCTTTCAATCTGCCACGTGCTCGGAGCGAGAAGCAAGAGAAATAATGGGGTTGTGATGATGGATTATGAGCATCTCTACTTCGAGACAGGCATCCCGGCAAGGCCGGGATACAGAAAATATTTCCATGGATGGAAACGTGCATACCAGAATGCTATGTGGTGGGCAAAGCCGGGAAACGACGTGTACATCAGCGTCTACGGGTTTGCGGATCTTGTTTTCAACGGCACGAGCAAGGGATACAAGCGGACAACGCTTCCAGATTACAAGACCGCGCAGGTTGACAAGATATTTCTCGATTTTGATTACTTCGTTCCCGGCACGAAAAAATTCAGGGAAGATGCGCAGCTCGACGCGCTTACCGTGGATGAATGGCTCCACAAGAAAGATATACGAAGGAGATGGGTGTTTTCTGGTGGTGGATACCACTGCCTGATACGCGCGGAAGGATCTGCTGATAGCGTGGAAAACGCACACTTCTTTCTCTATGCGATGCTCAAGGATACGCAAGGAATAGACGAGGTAACGTTTGATTTGGAACGCATGCGGAGGTTACCGGGATCGTACAACAAGAAACGAAAAGCATATTGTATTCCAATAACAATAGAAGAATTGGAATTGCCATACAACGAAATAAAAAAAATAGCAAACAAGCCAAGAAGAGCAAACTACAACAAGTACACGAGTGGCAATGAAACATGGTTCATAGACGATGTGCAAAGCGTTCACAGGGAATCGAGGACCATTCTCGGATCGTATTCGAGGAGCGTTATACAGGGCGACACGCAGAAAGTCCTCGATTACTATGGCATAGATTTCGACACAGATTTTTGCCATGTCATGAAGCACATAATAACAAAAGATGCACCAAACAATTTCGAGAGACTCCAGTTAATACGATACTTGAAGGATGTGGTCGGTGTACCGTTTGTTGATGTCATGGACAAACACAAGACTGTCATGAACCTCCTGTATAACTTGTTACATGACAAGAAAAAAGCACGTCACTCGAACAACGCGCAAGAAGCGAAAACTATATACCAAAGAAACAAGAAATTCCACCCGTACAAGCTCAAGAAGCTTGGTATATGTCCAGAAGATTGTAAAGAATGTTTGCGGAGGAGAACCATGAATGGAAATTGATGAAGATTTTCAAGATATGCAATCCATCGAATTTGCCAATTGGATTGTGGAAGAATCGAAAACAGGAGTAAAAATTCCAAAAGAAATGTTTGAAAGATTGGCGGCGACACACCGTGACACAAGAAGCGAAGAAGTTGCTCGTTGATAGCAACGAACCACCAGACCTGATAGAACAGCTGGTAAGGCGAGGAAGAGGTAAGGCAAATTTCAAGGTTGAACAATGCCAGATACGGTACTACAAATGCGATCACTGTGGACGCGTGTTCCTGAATACCATAGACAATTGCCCAAATTGTGACAGGGTTGCGCAGGATGCATGGGAAACCGGACGTGTTGCCGACATGTGTGATTCCAAGGGTAGATGTGGATGGGAACGAAAAAGTGAAAGTGATTACAAGAATTCGGTGGTATCACAACGCATCTATCCACAGATGGAAAACTTGGAGCAATGTTTCGGATCTGCAGGAGGCATTGTCGTGGAAGGATACTTGGAATCACTATGCATGGATTATCCCAAGCTCGCAAGCTGGCTCAAGAGCGTCATGGCAGAATGCCAGTACCAGCGGTACATCCATTGTAATTTTGTTGGAGATAGAGATGGACTTCTCGATCTCGTGGAATGGGGGATGCGCAAGGCAGGCGAACCTATCAAGCAACGTGCTGTCCGCGATAGGCGGGCGTTGGACCCACGGATAAGGGCACTGATGAACAACTGTGATAACGTCGGGTTCGAGGCAGCTAGAACCCTGTACTTCTTGTTCGGAGACCAACAAGGAATCATCAAGGCAATACAGGATGGAACAGTCGAATTGCTATATGGATTTGGTCCTAAAACACTGGAATCGCTCAACGAGTATTTCTTTGAAAAAGCAGATCTTGATGGATGGCAACCAACAAAACCATTGATGAAAAAATGAGCAAGCATGATAACTGGCAAAGGATACGCACCTCCATATCTGACTACGTGGTAAGAGGTGACCCGCCTTTAGAGGTAGCATTGTTGCTCGAAGCGTTTCCAGGTGCTGGTAAAACGACCAACGTACTAGCGGAGTTGATGCGCCTAGAGCAACCTTTTATTTACCTCGCTCCAGATCATGACGTGATACTCGAAAACCTGACGTTCCACATGGACGATTATCTTGGCGGATTTATACACCTCCAAGGAAGGAGGCATCTCTGTGCTGTGCCCGAGAGAAGGGAATATGCAGAGAACTTTGGAATGCCAATCAAGCCGTTCTGCTCAACATGCGAGTACAAGAAAGATGGATCGTGCGAATATTACAGGAGGCGTAGGACAATAGAACACGACAATCCCCCATCTTGGGCAGGCGTCCATGCACACATAACGACGTATCTCAGGAGATACTTGTTTGGAAGCGAGGATGTGGAAGGACACCATGATGATTTCGATATAATCGTCATAGAGGAGAACCCGATACGTGAGCTCATGCGCACTGTGAACCTGCAGAGAAATGACATGGCATTGATGGAAGGCGAGCTTGCCAATTTCACGTTTGGAAATGCTGAGCAGCAAGACTTGCTTACCATCATGCTGGATTATTTCATCACGAGGATAAACAGGAGGTTCAATTACGATCTCGTGTGGAGGAACTTCGTGCAGGAGTGGAGGAATTTCAGCAGGGAGCAGTGGCAAGATTTCAAGGATGAATTTGACGCGCACCTCGTGCGAAGGATAATCAACGAAGGATTGCAGCGTGTTCCAGTGGACATCATACTGCTGCTCGATGATATACTTACCACGACGACGAGAGAAATGCTCCCGTATCACATAATGGCAACGAGGAAAAGTGATTATCCAGTAATAAGCCTGAGCTATTTTTATGGAGATGCGCTGCACGATTTGCCGATGCACGTGGTAGGTCTTGACGGTACGGCAAACATGGACGTGTGGAGGATGGTACTATCCAAGGATGTGCGAGGCGTGAGGATAACGCATTCCTTCGAGAACGTCTACCAGTTATCGCAGGGATCATATCCTGCGGAATCGTGGATATACAAGGGACACTTGAGAGACACCGGTGAATCGTTGCTGCATCTTCTTGGACTCATAATGAAGAGCAGGGCAGGAACCGTGCTCTTGATAGGGAGCAAGAGATTAAAACCATACGTGGAAAGCTACCTGAAGGAAAAAGGGTTGAACGATAATGCGGAATATGCATGGTATTACAACCTGAGGAGCAAGAATTTCAACTATTGTGATACCGTGGTTCTCCTGATGAAACCAGGTCCACCACGACAGCAGATAGACGTGTACACGCATCTCAGCGGATGGCCTGATGCTGAAAGAATATGGAAGGAACATTACGTTAAGGATGAAATGATACAGGCAATGGCAAGGATACGCCCGAATCTAAAGGAGGTATCTGACGTGTTCGGGAATCCAAGGGAAAGGGATAGGGTTGAAATATTTGTATTCTCCAAGGAGGAGATATTCGCGGATGAGCAATCGGTAAAGGAAGGATCGTATTATTTTATAAACAAGACTACCATGGAATATTTCTTGAGAATGGGAATAAGCTCGCCGGTACATCTCACGAGAAACGATATAGCCGTGGAGGAAAGGATACTCCAAATCCTTGGTGATTACGAGGAGCGAACGTACAACGAGATACGTGATATAATAGCCATGCCAAGAGTGGTGAAGAGATGCTTGGCAAGGATGATCCATTTTAAAAAATTATACTATCATGGAGGTAAGTATGGAATTGTTTGATGATCTTGTTGGAAAATGGAAAGCAAAGAAAAGTAAATCAGTTCCTGTCGTGAAAGAAGGTCGCACGTGGCAGCAGATAGCCATGTGGTTCGTACGAGAAGTGAAACCAAAATTTGATGAATTTCCAGAAGGATTCGCAATGGCAGGCAAGACATTAAGAAACGCGGTAGGCGATCCAAACAATACACGATTTAGGAGAATGTGCAAGGATAATGGTGTAAGAATCCTGAAAACAAAAAACCAAGATATATATACAATAACGAGATACAACATAGTGGAAGAGAGGTTGAAAAAAAGTGAAAATACTGGCATGTTCTGACCCGCTCATGATAAATTCCAGCTATTCTCTCCAGATGCGATTGCTAATAAACAATCTGGATGCAGGATGGCATTATGTACAAAATGGTGTGCGGGTTGGGCAGAAAGAAGAAATACGAGACGAGAATGGTGAAATACTGGCAACGTTGTACCCCGGCGAAAGCAAGAGTGCATCGTACAGCCCGGACAAGGTATTCAAGATGGCTAATGAACTTGACCCTGACGTTGTATTCCTGTACGAAGATCCACAACACCTGTACAAGTACATGACGTTCCAGAGAAAAACACCACACGCAGCAATATGCTGGTTCCCGTGGGACAACGATGAATGGAATGGTAGCATAGGAGCGTTCTTGACTTCATGCGAGGATTCCGATTACGTGCCGATAGGAATATCACGGGCAACGCAAAAATTATGCCACGATAATGGGCATGATATAGGACAGATATATAACATCGTGGATGACGTGTTCAGACCATTGGATCCAACACTCGTCAACGCGGAGAAAGCATCCCTTCTTAGGCAGTTCGAATTGCCACGGGATAGAAAAATACTCCTGTACGTTGGAAGGCTTGCACCACGAAAGAACATAGAATCCCTGCTTTCCATGGCACAAAGCCTGAGAAGGAAACGGGAAGATTTCGTGCTGTTCATGCATTGCGATATAAATGATCCGGGGTCCAGCTGCGACCTGCGAACAGAAATCATCACGCGTGGAATGGTTGAGTATGTCAGGGTAAACATCATAGAATGGGATAAAGGCGTGTCCTCGCAGGAACTCAACATGCTTTACAATTGCTGCGACGTGTACGTGTCGGCCAGTGGTGGTGAGGGATTCGGATTGCCGGTATGTGAAGCGGGTGCGTGTGGAAAAACATTCGTCGTACCTGATAACACGACTGGACCTGAATTCTCGCAGAACGGGAAGCACGGGTTACTTGCGCCAAATGGTGGGTATTACAGGGTGCTCGATTACATCAACCGCCCGTTCGTTGACCATGATGCCATGGCAGAGCAGGTGGATTACTTGTTGGACCACAAGAATCTTGCATGGAGGATGGGGGAATCATTCAGGAAATGGGTGCAGGCGAATTGTTCCGTTAAAGTAGTGATGGAACAATTCAAGCACGAAATGGAGCAATTTGTACCACTGGAATGCACGGTGAAAACATAATGGTAAAATACGTTAAACCGAGTTTCGAGATACTGGCAATGACGCATGGCGTTGCTGGTGCGTTTATAGGTAAATTGGAAGGGTATCCGATGATCCCTTTTAAATTAATAGAAGCTGCTGGAAGGACGTGCTACAAGAGCGAGGAAAAGATAAGCGAGAAATCTGCCGAGAAGTTCGTGGAGATGATAGTAGGACGTGGACACCTGAGCGTGATAGAGCACGTTAACGTCACGGTGAAGTTCGTGTGCAACCGCGGGTTCACCCACGAGCTGGTGCGGCACAGGCTAGCAGCTTATTCCCAAGAAAGCACGAGGTACTGTGATTATGGTAGCGGGAAACATGGTAAGGAAATTACGGTGATAGACCAGCGTGCCACGATCATCAGGGAAATGCTTCCAAAGTTCGATTTCGAGGATTGGGGAATCGAAACCATAAGGGAATATCTCAAGAGAGAGGTCGGCATGACCGACATGAGATCCCTTCCTGTATGGAAAGATGTGGATGTTGGACACGCATTCAGGGCCGTTGGTGACTGGATAACGGCGATGGAAAAAGCGGAGAGGTTGTACCTGAGCATGCGGGAATGGGGCGCACCTCCACAAGTGGCACGTGGTGTTCTTCCCATTGACGTGAAGACGGAGATAGTTATGACCGCAAACCTTCGAGAATGGGGCCACGTCTTCAAGATGCGGGCAAGCCCGAAAGCACATCCAAACATGCAAGAATTGATGTACCCGTTACTGGAGAGATTCAGGCAGTTATTTCCCGGCGTGTACGATAACTTGGAGGTATTCTGATGAAAATATGGTGTGATGGTGGCGTGTCACCGAATCCCGGCAAGGGAAAGGTAAAGATAGTTGCCGAGGTAAACGGGCGCACGGAATACGAGAAGGAGTGGCCCTTTGAAGGGACGAACAACGAGGCAGAGATGCATGCCCTGATAAAGGCGCTCATATATGCCAAGAATTATAACGAGCATTATGATGAAGAGGTCCAGATATTAACTGACTCGCAGAACGTTATTTGCTGGATGGATGGAAGGTACAAGGTAAAGGCAACAAACATACGGGAACTATACAGGACCGCATACATGATACTCGACAATCTCCAAAACAAGTATAGGGCAATTTCTCTGGTAAAGACGACGCATGCGGAAAACAAGGCACACCCAGAACTTTCCAACATAGTTGCCGCGCCGCTCGATGAACTGGTGAATGGTGAACCAGAATGGTCAAAGCAGATGGCACTACGACATACCACGCAGATACATATATTCAATGGCAAGAATTACGTGTTGTACGATGCGTGGGACAAGGCGATAAAGGAAATACATTCTCTATTGAAGGAAATACATGATAATGGTGCATAACAATGGAAGTTGAATGGATAGGACATCTCGGTATACCAAGCGGGTACGGGACGGCATCGATGCATTATGTCGAGGAATTAAACAACATGGTGGATCTAAAGTGTACAACGCTCGATAGAAACATGTACATGTACGGGTGGATGGAAAAACTGGCGGAGAAAAAGCTGGATAATCCCGTGAAGGTAACGCATGCAATACCGAACGAGATTCCAGATTCATTGGGCGATGCATGTTACACGGTGTTCGAGTTCCACCAGGCACCTGAGGAATGGGAGCGGAAACTGGAAGACGTGCATTTCGTCTTCACCCCGAGCGAGTACTCCAAGGAGTCGCTGTCAACCGTGTGCGACAAGGACAAGATAAAGGTGATAAACCACGGCGTGTCTCCAGAATTCAACCCGTATGGTGGAAAGGTAGAATTTGCCAAATCGAGAACAATCAAGTGGAAAAACTCGCTGGACATGCCATCGTTCAAGTTCCTCAGCGTGTTCGAGTGGGTGGAACGGAAATGCCCGGATCGCCTCATACAAGCATTCTGCGAGGAGTTCGACGTGGAGGAGGACGTGTGCCTGATATTGAAAACCGATCACTATGCCACGCCAGTTCGCAGGATGATCAAGAAACTGGCAGGTAACAATAACGTGTACCATTTCAGGCAATTCGTCACTGATATATCCAACCTGTACAGGGGAGCGAATGCATATATTTCTGTTGGTCCTGAAGGGTGGGGCGAGACCCTCTCTGAGGCAATGGCATGCGGAATGCCGACGATTGGTCCAAACTGGAGTGGCACGACGGAATTCATGAATTCATTCAACTCGTTCCAGATAGAGCCGGATGATGCCATACCAATAAAATACAACAAGATGGAAGCAATAGTAAAACCATGGTTCACGTACCAACCGCCCAAGATAGATAGCATACGAAGCAACATGCGAGCCGTGTACGAGGAAAATTGCGAGAATATCGATGCCATTACACGCAATGCCGTGCAGGACATGCAAGAATTTACTTGGGAGAAAGCCACTTCCAAGATGGTAAAATACTTGGAGGAATTGAGATGATACCATGGAAACTCTCGCGTCTTGAAACGCACGTGATGCAATTATTACATGCCAATGTTGAAGGGTTTCTTGGCATGGGTGAAATGGCAACACTATACAGGGTTGCGCGAGTGGCTGCCGATTTCGATATTGTTGAAATAGGTAGTTGGAAAGGATTGTCCACAATAGCATTGGCATTAGGAATGGTGACATCTGGGAATAGGAAGAAAGTACATGCTATAGATCCTTTCAAGGGTGAAGGTGTATACGAGACGGCATCACCCACGTTCACGGAATTCTCGCAAAATATCAATAATTTCATGGTACAACACATCGTGACGGCACACAGGACCACCTCCGAAGAAGCGGCAAAACACTTCAACAATCCAATATCTGTACTTTTCATAGATGGAGATCACTCGTACAAGGCATGTAAACATGACATAGCGGCATGGTATGACATGGTAGAGGAAGGAGGATTCATCCTCTTCCACGACTATGGCAACAAGAACTTCCAAGGAGTCACCGATGCCGTGAACGAGAACATAACATATGGCAGGATAGAAGTTGTACGCAGGGTATCGCACATGGTTGTCACGGTGAAGAGTGATGGGTGACACCACGGTGTATACAGCCCGTATACAAGCAAGAGTCCCGCACGAGCTGTACTTGCTAAAGAAACCAAGAGAAACGCAAACAGAATTCATCATAAGGGCCATCACAGCATTGCGAGACGGTGGCACCGACACGGCAGAACATGCGCTGCTGGTAAAGATGGTGAGAGTATTCGCCAAGCATGGTATAAAAATGGATTTATCGAAGGACGAGGTAGAAATCGTGAAGAGGTTGTACAAGGAATGATACGTGAATATAAAGGGAGCTTCGTGCTCATAACCAACTCGAAAGTGACGGTGATTGCCGAGAATACGGCATTTACCAAGAGAAGAACATGGAATGATCCAATTATATGGCAGCTAGAATCTGCTTATGCTGGTATAATATTCCAGAAAGTAAAACCGGGAGAAGTGCTGCGCGGATTCTGGTCAGACCAGAACCCCGGCAAGCTTGAAATGATCGGAGAAGGACATTCGGTGATATACGTTGCCCTTCTCATGGAAGATATGCTTGTCGTATCAGATTCGCCAAAGGAACTCGTCACGCACCTGTGCGATAACAAGATGCAAGTGGTACAAATTGGCGAGTTCGAGCCGCTACAGGGAAAATGGACGGATGCCACGATGGACACGATCATGGCAGCAGTTGAAAAACTTCGCGAGGACGCCGAGAAGAAAAAAGCAACAGAACAGGCCAAGAAGCAAAAGGATGACAAGATAAAGAAAGAAGCTCGCAAGATGGCGGAGGAGATGGTAAATGAAGGCAAAGTATTGTAGCGATCAATGTAATCCAGACGTACCATGCTATCGCCCCGGATGCCCATGGTACGACAACGTGGAATTCGAGGAAATGGTACTGGAAGAAGAACTGAAGCATGATCCGACAGTCACGCAAGACGTGATAGATGGACTAAACGAGATGTTCAGGATAAACTCTGCCAAGGTATATGGTGATGAAGTCATGCACGAGCAGACTGGCAAGTACTTCATATGTGGCAAGGAAATACCGGAAGCCGTGCATAGGGAATTTGAAAATGCGAAAAAGTTTGGCCTCGATTATCCCGGATCGCCATGGCGGGAAGTAAAACTATTCAAGGATGGTTAGCATGTCGTTCGATTTCGGAAGTCTTGGAAAAGGTACTGATGCTGTGCCTAAGAATGATGATGAACCACGAGAGGACATCATGCTCAAGGTTGAGAAGTTGGTCAATGCCAAATTGAAAAGCGTGGACATTGCCATAAACAAGCTGCAGAAATCCATAAGAGTGCCAGATAACGCCAAGATAAATAGGATGATTGCTGAGCACATGGAGATGTACCAGAAGGAATTCAACAAGAGAATACAGCAGGAAGTTGATGTCTTGGAACTGTGGGATGGAATATTCCAAACAATAGTAAAAATGTGGGGAATACGTGGTGGTATTGGCAAGCGTGCAGCAAAACTCGACCACGTACTTCGACAAAATTTCGGATAGGTTTAAATTCTATCCCGTCTTTTACTTCTATACGATCTTTAACGAAATCAAAGGAAAGTGACATATCGTGGTTGTAAACGATTTTTATGCTCGCTCGGCAAACCCGTTTAACGATCATTATAAAGACTTACCCACGTTCTCAGAAGAGTATGCGAAGTTTCCAGAAAAAACGAAGGATCTCCTAGGACTTAACTTGATGGACCCCTTGGAGTTTCTCGCTAGGTATGACGTTGAAGACTTGCCGAGCGTGACTATTGACCCTAATGCGAATATTGGTAATAGAAAATCATCATCCAATAGAGTCGCAGAACTAGCCAAGCCTTTTTTAAAACTAAGAGGTTTCCAAGAATTGTACGAAGGAGGAATCAGGTTCTTTGGAGAGGAATTCTCCCTTGAACCAATAAAGAGACTCCGTGTTTATATCCACGATTCCACCAAAATGGATAGGCCATACTGCATAGGAGTATCGGCTATGGATATAATGAATGACGGGAGACCATATGCTGATATAGAAGGAGTGCCTCCAAAGCATTTCGATGCTTTCATGGGACAAGTAGTGGAATACATCATGAATCTTTCCATGGAATTTGCAGGAGCAGTTGCCGTGTCTGATTGGGTTGTATGCATGGCATGGTATGCAGAGAAAGAGCGCATACCAATGACATGCGCAGAAAAATATGCAGAGCTGGAAGAGTACGAGCGGCAATTATTCGTAAGGTTAATTGATATGTACCACGAAATGGATCCAGATTTGGCATCGATCAAGGAAATTGTTACTAAGCACAACCTGATAAGCATAGAGCAATCATGGCAGCATGCAGTGCATATTCTCCACAACAAGTACCGTATTGATGGAGATCCTCCATATACAAATATCTCTCTCAATTCTCCAGAAGTACTTATGGATATGTTTGAGCATTATGTATTTCCAGATGGGAAAAGCATAGAAGATATACTTCCAACAGTCATGAAAGTACAGGAGACAATTCTTGATTTCATGGCGAAAGGAGATCCGCAGCGGGGGGGACTGCAATACAAGTTTCCCGTGATGACGTGCAATTTTAAACCGTGGGACGTGGGGACCGAATGGTGGGAGAAGGTCGCCAGGGCTAATTGTACAGGTAAGTTCAACATCTGTCATGCCGAGATGTTCTCCTCGTGTTGCCGTCTCTTGTCAGACGTGAAGCGCATGCTCAAGTACAAGACGTATTCCAACGGATCAGGTGGAATAAAGGTGGGAAGCCATAGAGTAATAGCAAACAACTTGCCCGGTCTTGCGATTGATACCATTGAAGATGTTGGACATGACCTCTCAGGCGAAGACGCCATGTACTGGTACTTGAAATACTTGGAGCCTAATATAGAACACGTGGCACGATACCTCTTTGTCCATAAGATATATACCATGATGCCGCGCATTGCTAACGGGTACTACACGTTCTTCTCGCAGTTCCGTGACATAGCAGGAAGACCCATGTATAGGAACGGGCAGCCATTGGGACCATGGTTACACCCGAACATGCTCTTCTCGACAATCGGTGTACATGGATCACCAGAAGCAACGGACATATTGCTCGGAGGCTACCACACTGTATTACAACCAGAAGGAGAACAGTTGCAGTACGACATGCTAAGGTTCATCGTTGACAAGGCAAACAAGCTGTCGGAAAAATACGAGCACGAGGGAATACACCTCTTTTTCAACGTCGAGCAGGTTCCCGCGGAATCAGCATCACATACCATGGCAGCATTTGATGGAAATGAATTGTATTCAAACCAGTTTGTACCGGCAGATGCCGAGTGTGATATATGGGATCGTGTACGCATAGAAGGTAATTGTGCCAGCATATTGACTGGTGGATCGATGACGTTCCTCACGCTAGACAGGGAACTCACGCCAGAACAATCGTTGAAGTTCCACAAGAGAGTCATGAAAGCAAGCAACATGAAGCTTAACAACTGGTGCATGAACCTCGGGTGGAAATGGTGCAGGAAATGCAACGAGACGAAAGCGAGTTCGGAAATCATTTGCCCAAAATGTGGAGATAAGAGAGTTCCTTTCCAGAGGCCCGTGGGATACATGACCATGGAAGACCACATAAACGAACCACGTGTAGTTAATGACTTAGAAAAGAGATACCGCAACGTGGTATAGCGAAACATTTATATATCTTTGTCCCCTTCTTTTTATTGATCATTATGGGAGATAAGAAACCATGCCCCGTGTGTGGAGGCACTGGTAGTACAGGTATACCAGTAACTTCCATATATCTGGCAAAGGTAAATGATTATTTCACGCTACGCAAGGATGACACGAAGCGCCATAGAATACGTTTGGAAATACTAGCTGCTTTTCATGAAGAGTTCTTGGACATATTTGAACATGGTGATGATGTGGCAGTCTTCGTGATACCATTAGATGATTGGAAGAATAGCGCACAGCCATTGGAAGAATACATGGAGGAGACGAACGATTGAGCGGGAAAACAAAATCTATATCACCAGAATTGAACAAACCCGTGCAACCTCATGACGAGGAAAAAGTGTCGAATGATTCCAAGATACCTCCAAGCATTCCCACGCCAACGTCAAACAGCTTCATCCCGTTGACCGATAAACAATTGATGCTGTTAACGTCGAAATGCACCATAACTGAAACAAAAGAAGATGGAAAAATATTACACATTCCAGTAAAGGATTTCCCGTGGATCATATGCATACCACACACGTCAATAATAGAAGTATCACGCGAGGCTGCTGGTGCATCGAGGAAAGTGATACCGCGTGTCCTCGATATGTGTGGTGACGATTGGTCGAAATACGTGGAAGTGTTTCACAATGGCATGATGCTTGAGCCAGTGTCAAGGCTATGCGTGGAAATAGACAGGGGAAAGGAACTGTTCCCCAAGATAAAATGGGAGCTGATGTAATTGTATGGTAGAAATCCACCAACGATAGATGGAATACCTGACAAGCCGAACATGGGGCAAGTATATGATGTTGATATTCATAACCAGCAATGCCCGGTATGTGGAGCAATAGCGTCCATACAAGGTGGGCAATGTAGCTCGTGTGGCGTGCGCTGTAGATTGGTAGAAAAAGTACAAATGGAAGATGGTAACATGGGACTCCAGAAAACGAACAACGTAAAGGCAATAAACCCAAAGTATCTCAAGACAGCAAAAGACGTATTGGAAGGAGAATCGGAAGATCCATTTGAAATTGGAACACCCGGTGCGCAAGTTGTCGCTGAAGTGGATCCACTGGAAGAATTCAGGGACGATGGTGGAGAAATCGTCTTCAAGGAAGAAGCACCAAAGATGAATGGTAAACAATACGCTGTCTTGGTACTAAAGCAGATCAAGGAGACGATAAAGGAGAACGCGAAGCACGTCTCGCCATTCTTTTCCAAGATAGAGATAGAGCTCGAACCATTCAAGTTTGAAGTATCCATACGGCCCAAGAAGGTGGTACTATGAAAGTTGTCATGCTAGGTAGGGAAGCAGGGCTTCTCGATTGCTTGGGTTTGGTTGCCGATACCAAGTGTGTCAATTACGATGAACCACTTGATGACTTGGAAGGTGACGTATTTTTATGGAGACTCAACGAAGGAAATTGGAACAATCTGTACAATAGCTTGCCACGTATCAAGAAAAATTTCCACAAGCTCGTGGTAATAAACACGAGAGCACCACAAACGATGCACATAGGAGGTCCGGCCTTTATCAGCACGTTTCTTGAGCTTCCACAACATTTTGATGCTATATGGACATATGAACTGGATGAAGGTGAGGCGTTTTGCCACTGGATGGGATTTGATATGAAAGATATAAGCAGATTGCCAAGTATGGCAAGGACAGACATGTTCAACATGGCAAAGGAGTGGAAACGACCAGAGAACGATCCGAGAATATGCGTGGGAATATACGGTGCAGCGGTGATACGCCATTTCAACTACACTGCCATATGGGCGGATTGGCTTGCCAGGGATATAAAGAAGGTCGTATTTGCCATAGGAAAGAATAAGCAGCAAACTGTCGTGTGGTGCAAGAATAATGTCGAGATGGTTGAAAAATTATCGCAGGAAAAGTACTTGGAAGAATTATCGAAGATGCGATTCTGCTGCTATGCGCTAAAAGGTAGATTCACCATAGAAGCACAATGCCTTGGAATACCAACATTTTCCGCATGGTTCACGGCACGAGATGACTGCGATATACCATATGATTACAGGCTATCAACAAGGAACTGGAAAGCATTAAAAGATAGGGCACAACTGCTTCTCGAGGATGACGGGTTCCGCAGGGAAGAAGGAAAGAAGATTGCCATAAATGCGTTCAAGCGGTTCCATCCGGAATCAAACAAGGCGATCATTTGGAATTTTCTGGACGAGTTGATGCAGTAAACCATTCATATAATTCTTTCTGGATTTTATCAAGCCTTTTCTTTTCTTCCTCGTCACGATGCTTTTGCGTCATGTGCTCTATCGCGTGGCGCATTCTCCTGTTGCGAAGTATGTTCTGTTCGCTGGTAAGCGTGGCAACTTTCTCCTCTATTTCCGCGATTCGTGATTTTTGTCGAACGCTTTTTATCCTCGCAACCCTGTCCCTCCACCTGTACATCACGGCATTCTCCAAGGCCTTGTCTATATCTATTTCCCTTCTCAGGCGGTTCCAACGTTTCCTGTTCTTGATCTCGACCATTTGCATCTTGTCCTTCAACGTGGTGATCGCGCTGAATACTGGATTGGTCTTTACTTCCTTTTCCAGCCTGAGAAGGATGGACAGGTTATCCATGGCTTCTGCCATGTCTACTTCGACCTGCTTCTCCTTGTAATACCCGATTATGGTAGCATGGAGTTCTTCTGCCGGGATGAGCCGCATGAGCTCGGTGATGATGATGATAATGTCCATTATTTCGCCAGTGCCTAGCGAAGATAGCAAACGTCTTACCATCTTGTCTTTCCAGAGTTCCTCCTTGGACATCTTTGCTTCCCTGAGCACCTTGCGAATCTTGGTGCCAACAATAAACACGATTGTTATTATGGTGAGAATCGGGCTTATTGCTTGGAAGATTTCCGTGCCCACTTTTATTACTGTCTGGATACCTTCTAAGAAGTCCATGGTAAAAAAGGAAAAAAAAGATATTAAATCATTGTTCCGATCCACGTGAACACGAATGCTGTTGCTATGATCGTGCTTAGCCATCCTACGACAAACGTGCGGTAATGCATCGTTATGTGGGTCTCGCCTTTCTGGAAGTCTTTCCATCCTTTCATCAGTTTCCTGAGGAAGTCCATGGTTTCTTCCCTTGCGAGAACCTTCAGTCCCTTGATTACCAGTGGATCGGCGTTGAGCATTTCAGCCCAGTCATCCAATTTCTTAATGAAGAGATCCTCCACTGTTCCTTCCTTGTTTTGGATGGAAACAATTGCTTTCTGGAGTTCCTCTTTCACTTGCTTCACTTGGTCAGCACCAGCACTCTGGATTGCCGACCTGAGCCCATCGACAAGCTTCTTGAGGCCCTTTGTCTCCTTCCCGAGTGTTGGTAGCATGCCTTCTACCACCGTCGTTATGGTGGTGAATAGATCGTCCTTTTGTTCCTCGATGTTGGTCGGAGGAGGAACGGGTTTTTCAATTGGTGGTTTTATACTTGGTTCGCTCATCTAATCACCATGATCCAGTTTCATATGTCGAATTTATCATTTCTATACTGGAACTTCCAAATGCCGCTATACATTTAATGAAAGAATTGTTGGAAACCATGCTCGCAGTGTCGCATGTAATCACGGTTCCAATAATTGTACAGTTCTCGAATAACGTGTACGAGTCTTTCCTAATGTACATGGTACTTTCCGCGATGATCGTGCAATTGATTGCTGTCAAATTGCCATACACGTCAACCGGCTCGGATATGGTATTGTACGGGTTGCCTCCATTCCGCACTTCAACACGGGTAAAGTTCACCGTGCCATTGGCCCACGTCACGTCTTGTCCTTCATGGATGACATGCGGCTCGGTGAAGTTGTTCCTGTCGCCAACAAATATCTCCTTCTCAGGGATGATCACCATGACACTCTTGGTGATGTTCACCTCGAATGACTTGTTCAGGATGGTGGAATTTGCTTTCCACAGGGTTGCAGTGACCGTGATGTTGTACTTGCCTGCCCGTGCTTCGATATTGTTCCACGTGTATGGCACGTAGTTTGCTATTACCGTGCCGTTCACGTCAACAGTGATTGCCGTGACGTTACCCGTGACGTGCGCATCTATGACCACCTTGGAATGCACCTCCTGCCCATCCTTCACGGAAGTTATGGAGATACAATCGTTATCCACGAGTACATCTCCATCATGGCATCCATTTAGATCTATGAATAGTCCACATAGGAATGCGCCAGCAATGGCGCATGCTATTATTACTATCCTTCCTGTCTTGTCCATTTTTATCTCCTTTAATATATTGCGTTGGTAGATCCTGTTGATACAACACCTGTTGCAGATGGAGTACTACCCGTTGCGCCTACAGTTATCGTGCCATCTACAACGTTTGCTGTTACCGACGCGTAATCACCAGCTGTTATATTACCTCCTACGTGATTGCCAGATATGGCACAGTATAATGTTGCTGTAATACTGCCACTAACATGATTACCAGATATGCCACAAATTTGGCCAGTATATATAGAATTTGTAACATTATATACTTGATTGGCAGATATTGAGTTTTGATTCAGCGCGTATATCCCGTATGCATTTGTAGTACCAGTAACGCTATTGATAGTATTGGACGAAATGGCACATTGTGCATCTGCATCTATACCGTACCCTGTTCCGGCGCCACCATCTACATCGTAAATAAAATTACCGGAAGCCACTCCGATACTATACATGCTTATTCCAATAGCTACAGTAGTCGCTTCTACTTGTCTTACATAATTGCCAGTTACTTGGTTGTAACTATCTCCATTAGTGTTTATACCATGCGCGGAATTGTCCGTGGATGTTATGTACAGCAATGAATTTCCGGTAATGCTGCAATCACCTTCTGTTACAACTATCCCCATCACGACACCATACCCGCTAAGGTATCTTATCGTGTTGCCGTTTATCACGCATGGCTGGCCTTCTGTATGTATTCCCGTTACCGTATAATTAGTATTGGTTTGTCCGGTTGCTTCGATGTGTATAGCATTTCCTTCAATGATGGCACTGGCTCCAGCGGCATCATTATATATACCATAGAATGCTCCAGCATCTAAAGATGACGTGCATTCTATCTTGTTATTTGCCACGATTGCCTTGGCACTATCAGTCATTATTCCAAACACGGATATTGTAGTCAAGGCTGGCGACAAGTTGAACGTGTTTCCAGTTATCTTTACCTGCGGTCCTTCGTTTGATGCGGTCACCTGCGAATGGAATCCGCGTTGCAGGTTGATAAACTCGCAATTATTGACGATTATCTTGGCAGATGTTGTCGTTGACGTGTTCAAAAAGATCCCGGTTTTGGCTGATGTCGCGCTGGAATGTTCTATCGTGCATGAATCAATGGTAAGACGTATACTAGCTGCTGTTGACAAGGTGCCAATAATTGCGCCACTTGTTGTATTGGAATGTGTCGATACGAATCTCAGGTCTCGCAAGGTAAGGGAATCGCATTCCGATATTATCAACCCGTCGCCAGCTGCAAATGATAATCCGGATCCGCGCGTGCCTATTATCGTTATATCGGCAAGAGGAGCGGAGATCGTAAACGATGCCACTTCTATTAGTCCATGTACTATTATCAATCCAGTACCTGTACCGATTGCCGTGATGGCAGCTATAAGCTCCGATTGAGTGTTGCAGAAGTACACGTTTCCATTGATCTTGGTGAGGTATCCGATGGAACCTCCGGCCATGAGAATATCTCCACCACCAGTCGTGACCTCATTCATCTGGAGATCGTACCCGTTCATGTTCACCTCCGATCCCATGATGATGGCAGTACCTGCGCCAGCCTGTGATCGCAAGTTATCTGTTTGGACAGTGCTTATATTAAATATCGTGTTATCATTCATATCGATGCTATTCTTAAATGTTATATTTCCAGCTGTCCTTCCAATAGACTGTACCCACAATTCTGTCCAATCGTAACCACTCATTCCGAGCTTACCTGCAGATTCATGGAGAAAATGTCCAGTGGCCATGTCAAACCTGAATTTCTGGACGTCAGCCAAGGTTTTCAGCACGATGTCGTGTTCACTCTTCAGGATCACGTCCTTAACAGGACCGGCAATAGCGATGAAATCATTGGCATTATCATTGCTATAATAAGTCGTGGCATAGAGTTCGGTCACGTTCGATATTGCATGCTCTCCCATGTTGATGTTATCATCAAAGACCACGCTGGTGCCAAACGCGTTGTAAATTGTTGGTGTGCGCAATTCACCACCAATGGTGATGTCTTGCGTCACGTCCATGGCATCGTATGCCTTGTAAATTTTCCTATCTCCTTTTTCCATGTTGCGGAAATTCACCAACGCATCATCGGCTGGCCTTCTTCCAGCAATTGGAATATCTGTATCCAAGCACGATGCACGATTTGCCCTCACTACAATGGTTCCATCTTTTGTACAAACCAATACATCATCGGTGCCGCCTCCAAGCGTGTTTCCCGTTGTTGCCGCAACGTACTTGATTTCGGATAACCCGTCATCATTCACCACCATGATGTACCCGTCAGCAGTGGCAATGTTATTATACGCCCCGCTAGGTGCCAAGTCGCCGGTACCTTCATCATGTAGTATCCTGTTGTAATGCAGAGAATGTAATAGCAGTCGCACGACCGCCTGCAACCCGTACTGCGTGTACGTTTCTCCAGAATCGATGATCTTGCAGTTGTTGAATAGCTCTGGTGTTATCTTGTTCTTGTGGTACAGCAAGCCCCATTGCGAGAAGTCACGTTCCCATTGCTCGGTCATGTTCATTCACCTCGTGCCTTGATTCCTTCCAGTCTTATCTCTATTAGTTCCACTTGGTATTCCAATATCTCATATTCAACCTTCGCTCGCTCCAAGTACCTTTTCTTGGCATACAGGTCTATCTCCATGTCTATCTTGTACACCTTGTTCCATAACTTGTCCATGTTCTCGTATATCTTCCTGATTCTATCCTCGCTCATTTTCCTCTCATCGTTCCTCCACATTTTGGACATTTCATCGACGTGCATGGTTTACCCTTCTCATGCTTCACAGTTGCACCACATTCAGTACACACGCATTCCGAAGATCCACCATCTCCTTGTCTCGGGCCATCTTGTCCTTGCCCTTGCCCGCGTTCCTTCTTTTCCTTGTCCTTCTTACATGCCGGGAGATCTGGATATTTCTTGCACACAGCAGCACGCACCTGTTTCTTTTCCGCGGGTGTCCCGTGCTGCGCGACTCTTGCGAGTGCATTGGCAGCATGCGACCTGTCATGTATAGGGTATTTTCTCTTGCTAGGTATGGCAAACGAAGAATCTGGCAACTTCTTCCTGGTCTTTGACTTCAGCTTGCCGAGTTGTATCAATATCGATGTTTCCACCAGTTCCAACCTAGCGATCCTTAATTCCAATTCCTTCTTTTGTTTTGTCTTCTTCTCAATGGCACCACAGATTTTCTGTGCCGATTCCTTGGATTTTCCCTTTTTCATCTGTGCTGCCACGCATTCGGCAAAATTCTTGTATGGTCCTATTGGCATGTCTACAACAACTCCAACCTGTATTCAAACAATAACGGGTTTCCATCCTCGACCTTGTAGAACGGTGCATCCACGAAATACGTCTCGGTTTCTCCATAATACACCCTGCGGGCAACCATCGCATATTCCTTGTATGCGGGATTGTCCTGCGGATTTTGTGCCGGAGGGGTGGTGGGATGCAAGAAGATTCCTGCTTCCCTTATCTTGTATACGCCACCAACATGTGGAAGTTCTGCATCCAGGAACTGCGCAGTAACCGTGATGGCCTGATCCACGCGCGTCTTGGATAATATTGATGCTCGTACATCTTCATCGGTTAATCTCCAGTCATCCTCCGAAACGTCATTCCAAGCACCACCCTTGGCAATATCCACGCCCTCGCTCGGCCCTGCCACACCACTGTTTGTACCTGTGGAAGAGCCTAGCGCAACGGCACGTATTCCCAGCCCGGAATTCCACTTGCTATTGTCGAATATTTCATCAAGCATGAATTCCTTTCCAGTTTCCACGACAAGGTTCTTGAGAAATCCCGTGTCTTGGATAATGGTTCCCGTGAACCTGTCTAGGACGTACATGCGCATGGATCCAACTATCTCGAATGGAATCTTGTTCTTCTTATTCATCGTCATCATCCATGTTAATCATCGTATTTAAGTTGCTACTATCTTGAAACAAACGTCATCTATTGACATCGCATTTGCTGAATATGATGTGGAAAAAAGAACCAAAACGTATGGTGTTACCAGGCGATCAGTTGCTATCCATCCAGCAAGCTCGACATCATCCACGAATACACGAACTGCACTTTTTCCTATATCCAGCTGTATGAGGATTAGTGCCTCGACGTCATCTGGATACGGTCCAATACTAACACCATCAGCGTATATTAATCCCGTGCTTTCATCAAAGATTATCATGCAGTCAAATCCAGACGCATAAAGCTGGCAATTTGAGCTGGAAATTCCACCATGTGGCTTCTTCATTAGAAATTCCACCTCAAGAATGCTGAGACCACAAACGATTGATTTTCCTATCGTACTCGGTGAGGTGAGTATCGCCTTACCTCCAGCAACGTATGGACTTCCAGCATAGATTTGGAACTTGGAAAAATCTCCACTGCTGAAATCATCGAAGAAGATGGTTGATTCCAACCTCGATGATTCAGTGAACCCGCCAAAGAGTGATTCCCTGAACACTGCGCCTTCAAACACGGGATTGTACACGTCGCGCAGGTATCCCCAGTATTGCTGCGATGATGCATCCACAAGTTCCGACGCTTCTATCGTGTCTCGCATGACCATGATCCATCCGCCAAAATACCCGTTCACGCCAGCAGGCGTAACCATGTCAACGAGCCCATCCCAGTTCTCGTTTGGATCTCCCGGTTGCCACAAGGCCTTCGATCCCATTTTTTCCAGGTTGAGTGCCATGAAAAACGTCGGCTCGTCCATGTCTTCTATGACACGTATCCTCACGCATTCATCATCCTGCGCATGCGCGAAGTGATCGAAAAACCGCTTTATCTCGTCAAGCGTTGGTATGATTTTCCATTTCCTTGCCCATATCCGCTTGCCAAATTGCTCGTCGGATTCACCATCATTCCTCGTCATGCCGACATCGGCACCTTTCCTATCAAGCATGAATCCGGTGGCATGTGGTCCAGAGAATCCAAACCCGTCACATTCAGGGCACGTTTGCCCGAGATGGGTGTCTATTATCGAATTTACTGGTGGATAAACACCAGTGCCAGTACACGTGGCACAAAAATATGGTGATGCCCACACGGCATCTTGAATCTTGACGCCATTCTCGTACAATTCCCAGAACTTGGCACCATACAAGTATCTCGTGGTAGGTGATGCGAGGCAAAATATGGTAATTGTTTCATTATACCGCACGTCTTCATATGCTTCATATTCCTTTCCATATAATATATCCACGTTATCAATATAGCATGTACCTGTCACGCATGTAAATTTATATCCATCAACCGGCGCATCTGGAGAAATGAGCACGTACTTGCCACCAATTTGTTGTCCATCTTTCAGCACGGTGAATATCCCATCACCAAAGAGAACAGAAATTGTACATGTAATATCGTCCACGTATGCTCCCGCAACATCCCACGCAGCAGAACCAACATCCCAGACACGTATCTCGTTGGAAACAAGGTATATCAATGGTCCAGATACATACGCATTCCTCATTACAAATTCAGATCCAGATGGCATGCGCACGTCAAAATCAAGCCTGTTTGGCATCACCGTGTATTCCAGACTACCATCTTCTATTTCTATATATCCATCTTCCTCGATTTCACATTCCTGATCAGTGGTTATCGACGCATCTTCTACCACATCCCATGCCGACAAGTCACCAGAAAAATTATCCTCGAAAACGTGGTACGGCAGCTTGGTCATGCACGTCACGTCGTACACGAGCTGCTCGTCCTCGGCAATCCTGAAAATGGTATTTATGGACGTGAATGGTTCTATGGTAATATTAATAAACTTTTGCTCATCATGCTCATATACTGGATAATCGTATTTCCTACCACCATATACACGATTCCTCCATCCAACGAGTTTCGCAGTCTTGTACCCGATACGAAGTGCCAGCCCGGCATCCCTCATCTTGTCCCTTATAATACCAACCAATGGGCCGGGGCTCCAAGGAGTATCACCAATATATAGCTTGTCATCCCCCTGTACGAATCCAAGACCATCACGAGCAGTCCAACCTGCAATGGCAGCCATCCATACTCCTTTCTTGGCATCATTATAATATCTACCCCATGCTGAGGTAAACATCCGGGCATCTATTACTTCCATTTCATTTACCTTCCGTAAATGTCGTGGTTCCTATTTCTGCTATGTTCAATTCACCAATCAATATATCCTTCTCTTGGGCATTGGTGATCGGCGTTTCCGATTCTTTCTGTATGGTAACGCTTCGTACCTTGATGATTCCTTCAACGTTGAGCATTGCCTTCTCGATCTGCGAGAATACCACGTTTTCCCCGGGTATCAGGTTGTTTATGTAATTGGCAAGCGCTTCCCTGCACTCCGATGATACCGCGGCATAATCGGATTGCGATGTGACGAACAGCGTGGCAGTCACGTTGATGTTCTTCACCTCTGCCTCCATGATGTTCGCCTGTATGCATATCGGCACGAATGCCCGCCTCTTGAAATCAAATATCCTGCTCCATACTATATCCACGTAGTTGTTAAAATCATATCCTTGGACCATGGCAACAATGACGTTGAACGCGGCACCTCCCCACCGCGTCTTGAACGCGATGTCGGCAAGTCCACTGTTTCTCTCCACGCCATCCGCATACATTTTTCCATCCGCGTACTCGTTGCCACTATTCTGGTATTTCAAGTTCCAGTGACTATCAGATGTTGATCCAGATTCAGCGGTCTTCACGAGAAGCAAGTACGTCTTCGTGTAATCGAGGCCACCAAACTTCTGGGATATTTTTATTTCCTGCCATCCGGTTGGATCATCAGCATCAACATCTTCGGGCGAAAACAATCCAAATGATAGGAGTAGCTTGGATACCGTCGTGGCATAATCATCTACCCACAAGTACAGTTCCATGCGTAGTGGTGGTGGTTCGCCACCAGTGTTCACTTTCTGCACGTACAATGATATTTCCTTGATGCCAATCCTATCGCCGGTGGGCTTCCATGTCTGGGCAACATCAACATCACCTGTACTATAAAAGTTCCACGTCTCGAACGTTGTCCACGTGGCAGATTCTTGCCAATCTGCATTTGGATATGCCACGTCAACGCCAGTAACTTGATATGCCCTGGCAGATCTGACACCTTCCACTTCCTCTACCAAGCTTTGTATGCGCGAATACCCAAACTGTACCCTGCTCGTGCTGAGTTGTCTCCTGCGATATGATGGATCGGATTCTTGTTCAGTCGCACCTATTGACGCTTCGTTATTGATCACCGAAACGACATTTGTTATTCCATCAGTATTCAGCGTTATTTGCCCAGTATCAACGACATCCTGTTCACCGTATCTTTCTGCTATGCACGGTATTGTCACTGAAACATTTTCCGTCGGATCCAATCCAACATAATATACTGAATCTTCTGCTGGTTCTGCACCGCCCGGATTCCAATTAACTTGATCACCATCGAATTCCCAATCCACGTCTTCCGCGTATGCCGTGCCACTTTGTGTTGGTGTCTCGTTTATCCATTGTATGGACGTGACGCCCGAGAAGGGGGGTGGGATATTATCGACGCCGTTTGCTGCACCCTTGGTAATTTGTATTATGTTTGGAAGTATCCCTGCCTGTATCGTGAGATAGTTGATGCCTTTTTCGGTGGAAAATGTTGATGAGATTGGAATGAGCACGTCATTTGCCTTGCCAGTCACCGTCACGTTTACCGTGCCTTTTGAAGGAACACCCCTGAACACTCCAGATTCTATCCCGTGGTAATCGAGGTAATAATTGCTTGCCGTGGACACGTTCAATTCCTTGAGAACAGATGCCATGATGTTATCAAGTTCCACGTACTTGGCAGCAAATACTTTCATCATTTGCCATACCCACGTGCCCTTTCCCGTGTTTACACGTGGATCCAATGAATGTAATAAATCAAATTGCTCACGAAGCACCTGATCCAGTGGTTTTAATATGTATCCAGATGCGGTTAGACCGTAATTGATTGAAATACTCTTTCCACCTCCAGTGGTATGTCGAATGTATTGTTATTGACCGATGTTGCTATTATGCCAACTTTCCAGTTACCATCCTCTTCAGGTCTTATATACACCACGCTTGACTCGGAGATCATTGGTATCCTTTCGTTATTCAGGCAATCCATGATTGCCATGCGTATTACCGTTTCTGGCGGGATATTTTTTACCCTTTTCATCATGTCTGGTAATGGCAACCCGTATGATCTATCTATTGCTTCTTCTCCGCGAATCGTGGAAAGGGCAACGATACACTCTTGCCTGAATACCTCTTCCTGCTCGATGGTGACCATGTTACCATCCTTGTCCACGTAGATGTCTCCACCTTCAGGGTCCCTGAGAGGCGTCGTCCCTAGGTCTATGTTTGTCGGCATTTTTCTCCATTTCTTTCAATATATCCTTGCTTTCGTCAAGTTCCCTGATGAGCTTTTTCCTGTACTCGATGGTTCGCATTTTTGCCCTGATGATTCCTATGGATATTTTGGCAGACGCCATATCGAATATCGTCTTTATCCTGAGAAGAAACAACGTGTACAGGTAGAAAGCACCACTCAATATAACTATCCACAGAACTTTCAACGTACTGCTCAATTCCACGAACATGCTAACACCGTCTTTTTCCATGGTTAAGAACCAATAGACGGCAACAATGCATCCAACATATACCTGCAGCCAAAATAGCCATGCTATGAATCCTATGATTTTTTCCGTCCTGTTCATTCGCTTTTCACCTTCGAGGTGTTTGATTTTATTACTCCAACATTTGATGGCATTCCGGTTGCCACAATATATGCATAGAATGCAGCCCATCCAGCCAAAGTTGGTCCGCCACCAGCGGTAGTGGCTGCTACTACGGCTGTCCACCATGGAGATAAGACTGTTGTATCCACTATATCGGTAACACGGGCGTTTTTTAATGATGCTGCTGCACCGAGATTTATGGCGGGGCCTTCCACGGTAACTTCACTGCTGGCATTTATTCTTATTTTACCATCACTTGCTACTTCTATGTAATTACTATCATCGACATGGATCGTGATGTGCGAATCCTTATCCAGTTCCAACCACATTCCTGTTGCCGTCGTTGGATCAGGCTTGGATTCGGCGTCATCCGGGTCATCTGCTTCCAGTTTTACACTATTGGATTTCACCAACCATGTCTCTTCTTGCTCATCGAAATACAGTGATCCTTTCTCCATCCTTAAATAAAAGTCTTTCGGCTCGCATTCCGGTACAACGTCATCTTTCTTCCATATGGAGTTCCCAATCATGGAAAATCCCTGTAACCTATCGGTGGAAAATACCATATTGCGTTGCTTGTCGTACACGGGAAACCGCATCCCTATCCCGTTCCCGGCGAACGGGCTAGACCATATGACGTTTTCTATTTGCTGTCCTTCATAAAATTCTATTTCCTGTGGATCCAGTGTCTTTGTTTTCTTATCCACGTTGAAAAGGACTCTTGTTTTTTCTCTCCATGCATCTCCAATTTCCTCGTCACTAATACTGGCATCTCCCAGCATTATTTTTGGAGTTTCTATCCAGTCACCGTGTTTTATGTCAATCGCTTCCATCAATGCGCGGGTTGCCGTGTGATTGTTCTTGATGCATATGCCTATGGATTCTTTCAGTCCCCTTCCATTCTCCCCGTATATTCCTTTTATTATTTTCCACGTCACGCCCTTGTACACGAGAGACGATCCGACGATGAATGATGGCGATCCTTCGAGGATAAACGACATGAATAGCCTGCCGCCATACGAGAAATATTTCACCTTGTTATTGAGTATTTCCATCATGTCATCAATAAAATATGGTCTCGCTGGACACTTGTACCCGAGAGTGATGCTCCCGCTAAATGGATCACAATACCATTCCATGTCGTTCTGTGCCACGAGATCATCTATGATTTCACCGATACATCTGGAACCATCGTTTACCACGGAATCGTAGTTATATATTCCAGATTCGGAGGCAAGATTCTCAACTGTTGGTGCCAAGTCAGGATTAATGGAAAATGCCGCTTTCACCATTTCCCTGACGAGCTCGAATATACCAATCGGCTTGCCAAACTTTTTGGAGAATATGATCTTGTTGCGCATGGTCCATACAGATTCAGGTATAGCATTTATCCTAAAGTGTGCCATTTCACCATTCACTCTTTGTGGTGAAAAAACAGTATTAAGCACGCGCGCCTTTATTGGAATTTCACCATATGATCTTATCCATATCGGATCGCCTGCTGATAGGCTCTTGATGGCATCCTCGTCGTAATCAAATACCATTATTGATATTTTACCACCATCAAACCCATACCTCGTCTGCACGATGTACTCGTTCCTATTGCCGACCACGTTCGTCATCCCAATGATCTCGCCACTATCGAGATCCTTGGCAGGTATCTTTACCTCGAAATCTGCTATTTTCCTTTCCTTGCTTTCATCTTCCACGCTCATATGCCATACCTTGGATGTATGAAAAATACCTTTATACCAGCATAATCGTCAGTGAGTTTTATGCTATGCACGTACATGTACGTTTCTTCAAGCACGGGCTTGTCTATCGAGTAAAAATCACCGTCATTGTAGGATGTCCATATTGGAACGGAATCGTTGTTTCCAATAAAATACACGATACCTTCCTCTATATCAAGTTCCCTGTTACCACGCACGAACATCACGTGGAAAGGACTCTGGTAACTGCTGCTAAACATCTCGAACTTGAACTCGCAACTATATGGCAGAGACACCTTCAACGATCCATCTTGCATCACGTCCCCGTACACTGAACATATCGTGATGCCCTTGTACAGCATTTGCTCGAATATCTCCTGCCTGTTTTGTGGAGATACAACAAACACGTCCTGCAACGATTCGTCATATTCAAGGGATATTCCAAACTTTAAAAGCACGAGCATTTCCCTGCCCCTATCTGTCAAATGTTTGGATGCCTCACCAACCTTGGAAGAGAAGTCGTACTTCGATTCCGTGGAATACCTTGTCGCGGTCGTGCTTGACGTGTACTTCATTTCCTGTGTGAGTAAGTATCCAGCTGGTTTTGAATTATCTGGCAAGTATGAAGGAGGCACTATCGTGTCAACATCCTTGCACTCGCTTATTGCGGTGGTATTCGTGGGTCCGAAAATGCTTTGGTTTACCATGTTTGAAATGCCAAATAACCTCGATGCTATTGGATCAGATGAAATCAACTTTCCAAGTCCAAACTGCCACATGTAATACGATGTCCACCCGAGCCTCCAATAGAAATTGATCCTTGATAGCATTTTCTCCCCGCTTGCCCTGTCATCGGGTACCGTACCGGTGTAAAAATGCGCGACCTGCGTGGAACCGTACACGTCTATCGATTGCTTGACGATGGATTCCTTTATCGCTTCTTCCTCCTTTTCCAGCATATCGGCAACTTCATCCTCGGTAAATCCCGTTGCCACTCCTTCACTAAGCAATTCCTTGATTGCCCTACCAGTCTCACCACCTGACGTGTAAGGCTTCCCCTGATCATCGAACTTTATGGACGTGTCTGCCGTGTTGATTCCCCTGACGTTGTATCTCTTGATCAGCGTGGTTTTTGATTCCGATGTTTCGAGCAAGAATCTTTTTGGCGGCTCTATGAACCGCCTGAGAAGGAGATGCACCGTGATGCCATCCTTTCCATTCTCTGCCACGTTTTTCCTCCATATGAGTGTCTGGATGAACATCTCCCTGAATATTTCTTCCTCGCATATCACGTCGAAGGTCTTGTGCATCAATATGCGCTCGTTCCTGACCATCTTGCCCGTTTCCTTGAAGTACGTGCCAGATCTAAACTTGTCGGCCGTGAGCGTCACATCAGATGCTCCAGTAACCTTTTGGCTGGTCTTCAACTGGTATAGTGGGTTTCCACCATAACTACCAAGTTGAACAGGACCGCCAATATTTTGCAGGATTGCCCCGGAAGGACCGGTAGTATACGTGACTGCTGATTGGACCACTTGTGGAATGATGATACCATTGCTTCCTATCGCATTGTCTACCGTTCCTTGTAACAATGTCCTGCCTGTTTCAGATTTAGGTGTCCGGTCTTCCACGGGCCTGCGCTTGAATGTCGCGGTACCACGCAGGTACAGCTGTTCGAGCGCGTGTAACCACAAGAATCTTGTTGGGCCATCTATGCGTATATCAATCCTGATGGACATGTTGTCGCCTTCTTGGAAGGCCATGAAATGTCCACCAATAGATCTGAAATTAAGCAACTTATCAGACTTGGCAACTTCAATATTCTGCACGGCATATAAAGGAAACACGTGCAGCATAATGTCTGGAGTAAGCTGCAATCTTCCACCAGCAGCAGCATCCGCCAAGGCAAGTGCAGACCATGTTGCTATTTTACCAAGCAATCCTCCTACTTCATTGAGACTAAAACTCGCTGGCATTATGTTTCCAAATTTCCATACTGGCGTACTAAGTATTGTACCAGATACCGCTGCGCTTATTGCCATTAAAATTCATCATCTCCTCTTTTCAACACGGACTTGTACTTTATGCTCTCTTCATCTGATGATTCCAATATACTTTTTATTGCTTGCTTTACCATGTCAATTATTCCAGAGCGTATCTTGGTATTGTTATCTTCAAGCATTTCCTTGAAGTTTATCCTCGATTCTTCCAGCTTCTCTTCCACGATTGTCGTGTTATGTTCCGTGATGCGCTCCACGATGCTCTCCCTGTCTATCTCGGATATTTCCCTTATCTCAGGCGTGGCCTCTTCCACGAACCGCTCCACGACTTCAGTTGTCCTACCAAACTGGAATGGTGTAGTTCTTGTTTCTATTGGCACTTTCTTGCCAAATAGTTCCACGGCTTCTGGTTTTGCCGTCACGGCGTCAATTATCATCTCCACTCTCTGGCCGAGCTGTGATATTAATTCCATGGATGCGACGACATCCCTTGAAAGATCTGAAAACGAGTAGGAACTCGAATCCTTGAGATCGTAAATGGAATCCTGCACGCTGGTAAAGTATTCATCAATGTGTTCCATGGGGAATGGATCAGGTGCGTTGTCGATGATGATATTCCCGATACCACCAATGGCCAGCTTTAGTTCCGTGAACCGTGGGACAAGTAATTCTATTTCTCGCGATATTGCTGCTAATTCCTGCTGATATTGTGGCAAGTTTTCTATGCTCGTGGAAATCTCACCAAGTTCCTCGTCATATTCTGGCAATCCTTCTATGCTATCAATTATTTCTTGGAATTTATCAGCATAATCTGGAATATCTATGTCCTTTATGTTCCTCTTTATGGTTTCCAACCTGCCAGTGTAATCCTTTATTTTTATGTTGCTTATTTTCCTGCGTATAGTATCTAGCCTATCCGTGTAATCCGGTATATCTATATCATCTACCTTGTTGCCAAGCTCGTCAAACTCACCATCGTATACCGGAATGTCTATCGCACCTATCTGCCTTGATATTTCCTCAAGTTCTGCGTGGTATCTTGGAATCTTACCGAACTTTCCGGCTATTTCTTCGAGTTGTTCCGTGTAATCCTTTGGTTGTGGCACGTTTGCTATGTCTTCCGATAATATCTCGAACTCGTCGGAATAATCCGGTATTTCTATCCCTTCTATCTTGCTACCAAGATTGCTTATCCTCGTTGCCACGCCACGTATCTTGTTCTTTATGTCCTGCGCACTTTCCAGTATCTTGAGCCTCACGGATGCCACGCTTGATTCAAGTGCTACCAGTATATCATCCTTTATTTCCGTGAAATCAGTTTCCTCTCCCACTACCTCGTTGATCGTGCCAAGTGTTTCCATCATTCCCTTGACATCACCAAGAACGGTTTCCATCCTCTCGTTTATCTGCGTGACGCCCGCCTCCTCCAGCCCAACCCGTATCTCGATTTCCTTCTTCCTATCGAGATCCTTGAATTGCTTTGACTTGGTAATCTTGTCTATCTGTTGTAGCGATTTTACCAGCGCATTGAGATTACCCGGATCAGGGCTATCAACTTTCAGGGACACGCTTGTTTCGTCTATGGACATTTTGCCTTATCTCCTCCCATTTTTGCACCATGTCTACTTCCTCCTCTGACATGGGTTTTAATGGCGTCATTCCAATACCTTTCATCAATTCTTCCATACTACTATACTCATTCTTGGTATCTTTCAAGTACTTGTGTGATTCATGGATAAACGTCAATTGTAGCTTGGTATGTTTACCAAGCTCTGCAAGTGGAACATTCAAATTCCAGTATGCCTTTGCCAGTATTTTCCCGTTCTCGGTTTCTATCTGCGATGCCATGCGTTCCTTCCCGTACACGCTCAATTTCAACACCGCGCTGGCAAGTTTTTCTATCTCGAAGTACGAGTCCGGGTGTTCCAGTATCTTTACGCCCAAGGGGATTCCTGACCCATCCACGTGTTGCCATTCCTCTCTTTGGAAATCCTTTAATGCGTGGTAGCATATCCATAAAGATATGTCATAATACACGCTACTCGCCTCCTCCAAGGCATCCTTGGTTACACTAATTTCTGGAATGATCCTGAACCGCATGTGCTTTACTATCGATTTTGCTTCTGGAGAAAGGCGTTTACACGTGCGATTGAGCACGTCCCTTGTTTCAAGATTGGTCAGGGGACGGTACTTTACCGGGCCATATTTGGAATAAAAAAAAGAATGAAGGTCTATTCCCTTCAATATGGCATCTACTAAATCCACCATTACGTGTACGTACCTATGTTTGTCGGTTTTCCTGTCGTGGAGAAGAACCCGTTTCCTATATAGTGGAAGACGCCACCCTGCGCATACGCGAATTTTGTCCACACGTATGGCACAGCTGCATAGACTCTTCCATCCATTCCGTATGATTTGCCATATGGTTCAACCTTGCATCCGACAAGTATCTCGTTTCCCGGAATCCATTGCCCGCGGGAAGGGTTCTCCGTGGAATTAAGTTCCGCTACCTTGAGATCGAAGTACTCATCGGATTTGGCAAGCCATCGCAAGAATCTATAGACATCATCCAATTCGGATACAAGTATTCTCCCGTTTTTGTTTGTTGGTGCTTTTGTTCTTAACCCCAAGCTCCATTTGCTAAGACCGTGTATGTGCTCATGTGGATAGCCGATGCCATCGACGGATATTTCCTCGACAACTGCTGCGACGATTTCTGGATCTGGTGCAGCACCTGCTACCAGATCCATTGCAGATGGATATGCTATCGTCCATTTAAGCTTGGTGTTATTCGTGTAGTTTATTGGAAAATTGTTTGCTTCTGACATTAGAAGTTCACCTCACCAAGGTTTGATAGCTCTATTCGTTCGGTATTGGTTCCCCACCTGTATACCACCGCGATGTTTTCCCAGATACCGGATTCAGCAGCAGTCTGTATCACGATTTCATCCGACGCGCTCTTGTTTCTCTTCGTCATGTACGGCATGATTGGTATCTCGATGCTTACCAGCCCGTCATGCCACCCATTCAACTGCGCTTGTTCCATGTATGCAGTTATGGCAGCTTGCAGCTTGTATCCACCATTCACGTCGTACCGTATGACTCCAGAAAGTATAAGCGCGAGGAGATTCGCTTCGAGAAGATGCTTTATCTGGTATCGACACCGAACGTTGTTTATCCATTTCTGGACACCAATACCAAACGTGTACCCGTAATTTAGCCACGAGTTTTCCACGAGATGCGATGCCTTGACAATTGTCAAGATCCTCGCTTGCTTGAACGCGAGCTGCAGTGCCTCGCTCTCGTATGCCTCGATTGCGGTTGTTGGTATTGTACCCAGAACATCGTCCCTGACGCCATTCTTTCGTATCATGGCTGCTAACACGGCAGCCCCGTCGAAATCCCCCCTGTACCCATCTCCAGTTGTGGGAGTTTGCCTGAATGATGGTACCATGACGTTTCTCGTTTGTCCAAAATCACTTTGGCGGAGATCTTGCCATTTATTTGTTGCACCATAACTTGTCCCACTATCACCAGGTTTGGCATTCGCAGGCAAGCTGCAAATAGCCTGCCTATAGAACCCGCTACCAGATGACTGGTTACAGAAAGCAACTAATTCCTTGTAATCATCGACGAGACTCGCACCACCATATATCCCTTCTGCTGGTGCAGATCCTGTCATCCTACCATGATCATACGCGAGGCTTGCGAATTGCGCATCCACTTGTCGCAGTACCTTGAACGCATCTGCAATTCCACTCGTCGTGTACGTCATGGTAACGATGTCAATTTCATCATTAACCTGCTGGTAATTACCAGCAGCATTGCGTGGATATGTCGCCTTGAAGGTGATCTTTCCAGTTTTTAACCCGGTGTCATCCTCTTCCTCGTCATATCCGCCAGCATCTTGTGTTACTGGTGCTCCGCCGTCGTATGATACCTTTACATTTGTTATGGTGGAAACCGGACCTATCTCCGACCTCCATTCAGACAAGCTTCCTGCTCTTATTGCTGGCTCATCCGTGTATGTTCCTCCAGAATCAGTGGTCTTGAACCTGTAAACGTATATAAATGCGGCATCCGCTCCCAGTCCAGCTTCCTCATTATAATAATCCTTTATCCACTTTGCCAGTGGTGTATTGGAAATTGTACCGTTGTATGCGCTTTCAAATTCAGCATACGAGCTTATTCGCATTACACGCTTGCTATCAAGACCAGAACCAGACACGGGGCCAGATAGGGAGAGAAACTTGGCGTCATTGTCATCGTCATATCCAACAACGATGGCATTTGCTCTGCCGGCACGAACCGGTCCCGGTGATGGTGGGGTTTCATTTACTCTAACATATAGACTCATGGTTTATACCTCCGCCAGTACCAGGGCGTATTCCCAGTCCTGTTCATTGTAATCGCTTTTCGCATCTATCGTCACGCCTCTTGTTGGTAACCCGAATGTTTCTTCATCATCCTCTACTTGTGACCAAATATCCACGTACCTGATCCAAAATCTGAGGAATCTGTGGGACACCATTTCACTACGCAGGTGAGGTGTTATCTCCTTGTTAACCCATCCACGGCTGTAATCAATCGAGCCGCGATAATTGATGAGTATCCTGTCCCAATACTTGCGAACACGGGAAATCACCAATCTCATTATGGATTCCGAGAAGAATCGTGGATTCACCCGCCTCGATTCTATATTTTGTTCCTTTGATCGTATGGTTATCTGAACCTCGACAGTCATCTCCTGTGAGAACAGGTGATACTGCCCACGTTCAGGGTCATTCACCACCTTTAGTAAATCTGACACGTGCCTTCTACTGATCATTTCGCCCCTGAACTCCACGGCAATGGTGCCATCACTACCAGTGCGCCGCTTGTCTTCAAAGGCTCTCATGGAAACCGAGTTGAAGGTCTCGTTGTTGACTACATATGGTTGATCATGGAGAGCGTCCACCAGTTCTATCTTGCATGCCTCGCTAAGCAATTGAGTTCGCCTCCACGTCATCGAGCAACCGTTCCGATTCCAATACCAGTCCTTCTTTTAAACCAAATGTTGAAAATGAAAACGCGGCAAGAGCCTCGTTAACATCCATTTTGTTTTTATAATCAATTTGATTATTCCACATGGTTGATATTCTACCAAAATAAAAACTGGCTCCACTTGGCACGTCATATCTTAGCGTGCTCGATATCTTCGCAGCTGGTAGCACCCAGTTCCCACTACCACCTCCTTTATACACCCCGCATTGGTCACTGACATGCCACGTACCATCCTCGTTTTGCATCACTTCCCAATGAAATCCATCCGCGGAATCGAGGTACGCGCGCACCCTGAGGATATACCCGGGTAGTGGTGAAAACCCATCACCAAAGACAATGCTCCTGAACTGCGTGTCATAATACCTGAACCCGTAAACAGTGTCCCAGATTGTAATGATGCGAACATTGTCATCGGAATCTATGATATTGCCAACATAGTAATAGTATGTACCTCCGGCATGTGGACCATTCTGTGTCGTGAATTCGATGTAATGTGTTCCATCAAATGTCTGCGGACTTGGTGATTGTGGAAACGTGTAAATAGCGCCAACATTATTCGCGAGCGTATTTCTACGGAAATATAACCAATTTCCATTTGGATTTGACACGACATCAAGCACATTATCACCAATAGCATATGGTATTTCCCACTGTTCACTTGCCTGTGGCTCGAATGGTCCAAGCTCGTATGACGAGAAATCCTCCTGCATCCCATCCTCGCACATGAAGCCAGTTTCTTCCACCTCCGTCACGGTGGTCGATTCCATGGTATCCATGTTAGTTATCGTGAGTGAAGCCTGCCCAAGAAGAGGTGTGATTACCAAATCTATCTTGTACGTCGTATCTTGCTCTATTTCAAATGGTCCATAGTACATCTTCCCAAGATATGCTTGCCATAGCATGACAAACGTTGCATTATCAATGCCGATTTCCCGTCCTCCATAATCAATCCCGTACAACCCGTTGCTAAGAGCAGTACTTCCAGTAGAGAACTTGTACGAGATCTTCAGGGCACATGATGATAAAATATTAAGAATGGGAATGGTCGCGATGCCGCTTTCATCATAATCACCGGTCACCATCTCCAACTGTCCACCAGATTGCACGATGCTCCTTACGCCCGAATCATCGTACTGCGGATCTTGTATCACCCACTTCTCGGGCACAGGGACGTCATCTGAAAAATCGTATGCCTTTGAGAGTACCGGGGCAGGATCGGTCGTTCTTTCCAAGAAAATGATGCACGTTCGTTCCTCGTCCATGTGTATATGATCGACGTGTCTAAATATCACGTCGCCGATAAATGCTCGTGTAAATGGTAGTCTGGTTCCTATTGGTAAATTGTATTTTATAAGTTGACTGTAAGGCACGTGAATCCGTTCTGTACCATGATATGACAAGCCCTCCTCCATAGGCATTTCGCGCCTGTGTGGTGATATTACTGGATTCACGGCAAGTACACTAAAAACAATGGTGGGAATCTTCCGTGTATAAAGCCCACCTTCATCTCTCTCGCGTGGAGGAGACGCTTCTATCTCCAAGTAAATGGGGGTTTTCTTGTTGCGTCTCGCTGCTATGTGTCGAAGTAGCAAGTCTTGAAGCATTATAATTCAGGTAATTTTGTGGTAGTTCCTTCCTGATCGGCAATTGCATACGCGGTTCCTCGCGGTACTTCCTTTACTTGTTTCTTGAAGCGCCACTTCTTCCATCGCTTCATTAATTGGAAAAATTTCGTGCGATAGGTGTCATGCGGCAATAGCTCGTAGAATCCGCGAGCCATCCCTTTAGCAAAAAAGAACATGGGTTGCCAGCGCTGGAACATTGTTTCCACACGCCCGGAGACTATCCTTTGCACATCCCCGGAAGCGAACTGGACCTGTCCACGCATGGCTAGCCATTCGAGAGAAAGGGAAAGAGATGCGGCCCATATATATCCATATTGCCGCTTATCTGGCAAGTCCTCGATTTCATCAAAGAGTATTGGTTCGTCTTCCAGCCATGATTCCAGATCATCCCTTATCATCCACATGAGGACATCGGGAATATCATCTTCTGTTATATCAAAGCCGGAATATTGTAGATACTCCAGTATTTCACTCTTTTCTGCTAATCGAGCATTTACCATGATTGCCACCTTACGCCGTTTCTGGTACGGTTTTTCTAAGCACGACAAGGCTCGAAAAGTCTTCCACGCCCGGTGCGAACTTGAGTTCAAATCGCATCCTGTAGATGTGCGGCTCGTGAGCAAGATAGCTGTACGTGTACAGCCCATCACCATTGTGGAACTGGCACGTCTTGCTGGTAAACGTGAATCCAACACGTGGTGCCGTAAGGAACGCGAACTCGTGCCCACTTTCACGCATGAACCAATACTTGTTCCAGTTCGTCCAACTTGTTGCCGCTTGGTCACCAAGACCCGGCGATCCACGAGCACCAACGTTTGCAGCGTTTTCCTTGTACGTCTGGGAGCGCACGACGTTGACCTGCATGTTGTAGTTGCTTGCCAATCCACCAAAGAATGCCTGCAGTGTTCCACCAGAAACATCCCTGACGTACTTGATCCGTTCAAGGATCACGTCATGGTTCTTGAGGATCTTCGCAGTCTTCGTACCAATGAAAAGCTGGTTCAAATCCTCGTCGCCAAGCTGTTGCTGGTATTCCACGGCATTGTCCATGTCTTTGAATGGATCCGAGTTGGACATATCATCCCACGTCTTGCCCTGCATCCCTTTCAATGATTTGGAAAGGTCAAACGTGAGCAAGCGATCCGTGATCTGGTTGGAGAAATTCCTGATAGCATGTAAATTACCATACAGGTAGTTCACCAGCTCCAGTTCAACACGCCGCTCGATGCCACGCACGCAGATTTGCGTGAGTTTCTGCATCTTCGCGGATGTTCCGAAGTTCGCCTCTGGTGCAAATTCCTCGAGGAATTCCTCCGGTTCCATCGCGAAACCCATCTTGGTCAAGCGGGTTGCCCATTGCTCGGCATTCATGCCGGTCGTGATGTATCGTGTCCTGCCATATGGGGAGTGCATCTCCGAGATCATCTGTGGATCCACGATAAGGGGCCACTCAAAATGACTGCCGCCATCTGGTCGTCCTTTCATCTTAGGCATGACTCGCCCGAGAACGGCCTCCCATTTGGAATCCCACATGCGCACCATGGGGATAAATGCCTTCTTGAGAAGGGAAATGGGAATTAGGTTGGCATAAGCCATGTTAGGTAATCCCATACCACTTGGATCATTAAAGTCCCATGACATTTTTACGACACCACCTTGTTTATCAAGTTAATACCCATCAAGTTCTTTTCACCCGGCTTGATTGGACCACGTTTCACCCATCCAAGATATTGCTTTCCAGATGCCCACTTCACGGCGCCTCCGGGATATGGTGCAATAGGATCGCCAGTCTGCAATACAGTGGATTCTTCCTTGTTCACCATCATTCTCGTGCCGAATTGGCAGAATGAAACGTCTCTCCTGAGATGCCTGAACTCGATATTCTTCAAGGCTTCTGCCACAGTTCCAGTCCCCTTGGGGATCTGGTCCTCCGACACGCCTATGCAGCGAGCAGCAGAAGTAACATCGGTGTATTCCGCGACATACGTGTAATCGGTATATACTGGTCCGCTACCACTTCCACTTGTGCCGTCCTCTTTGAGAGGAAACCCGATGCGTACCTGCTTGCCTTCTCGTACCTTGTATGAGCCAGATTCAATTACATCTGCCTCGTCCTGCCTGTTGAAGAATGGTGCCCCCATTACTTAAGCACCCCCTTCTTCCTGTAGAAGTCCGCCATCGCTCCCTTGAGACTTGGATCCACTGCTTCGAGCACCTCTTCAGGGGATACGTCACCGCTTATGCCTTGTGTAAACTCGTTGGCCATTTTCTTGGTCTGTTGTTGCCAAGTGGAAATTCGGTTATTTGGATCAAGCGTTTGTGTCTGGAGACCACGTAACTTGCCTTCAAGCTCCTTCTTGCGAGCTTCAAGCTTTTCTTTGGTCCAGCTCTTGTAGACGCTCCCGAATTCCGGTACGCCTTCCAGTTCGACAATAGCATCGATAAGCTTCTTCTCGTCACTCCTTTCAAACACGAGCTCGGCTGCTTGTTCCTCGAACTTTCTCTTGAGGACGGTGAAATCCTTGCTGAGCTTTTCCAGCAACACCCGAGTGCTTTGTTCAGAGGAGATGGAGGCTTCCAGATTTTTCTTTTCCTCATGAGCCCCTTCGAGATCATTCTCAAGCGCGACGATTTTCTCTTCCAGCTCGCCTTTTTCAAGCGTGAGCTTTTCGAGCATCGTTTCCAGCTCTTGTGAAGTTTTCCCTTCCAAGGAATCAAGAGTGATTTTTTCTTGGTCTTCCAATGCTACCACTTCCGATTTTGGAACGCTTAAACAGTCTTTGCAGGCTGGATAATGCGTCCCGGTGTGTTCCACAATATCTGCCCAATAAGCTACCCCGTTTTCATATTTCACGGTATATTGAAGTGATATTCCAACTGGATCGCTTTCGTTTGCGGATTTTTCAACCCACTTGGCAAATATAATATTTTCTTCGAGATCCTTGCCGTTTGGAGCCTTTAATGGAACCCTGTACTCGCTACGCATGAATCTCTTGTTTTCTTCCAATGCTATCCATGACTTGTTGACACGCCCAAATATTGGTATAACTTTGGAATCATTGCCAGCTGGATGCCTGTGTCTAAAAATAAGTGGATTACCCGGTGATTGCTCCGCCAGAATCTTCATTACATACTCACAGGCAAAATCCTCGCTAATACTTCTGGCCTCGAAAAAGAATTTGTCATCCTCGTACCGGTACGTGCCGGTAGATTCAAACTGGATTTTGATCGATTCAGCTGGCATAGCCGTCACTATGAGATAGAATTGTCCCTACGCATATATAAACCTTGCTACAATAACATGCTGATGAAGGCCAGCAAGATGCAAACTACCCCGTTGAGTAGCAGGTATGCATCGGTCCTCCTGACCGACATCCTGTCCCCCTTCTTGATGTATATCAAGTACGTTCCCGTTTTCGTCCCGTTTGGTGGTTTCAAGTCGGCAAGCAGGTGAACGCCATACATTACACAAAACGCGGCTGCACCGTTGAAACTTCCTTCCCAGAACCCGAGCATGAACACGCCCAAGGGGATGATAGCAGAATGCCAGAACCAATGCCTGTGCTTCGTGGCACCGTTCTTATCTACCTTTCTGGTATCCATGTCTGGTAGTGAGAAGGAAACAAGTGCCACCAGATCTAGCTTGCCAAAGCGCGGATTATCAAACAATGCCACGAGCACGAATACCACGATAACACATGGTATCCCCGTGAGAGCATGTTGCCACCATTTCATTCACTGTCACCAAAATCAACAACATTGATACCTTTCACGTTTTTCACGTGCTCGTTTAAATCCGTACCACAATCGTGCATTTTTGGATTCCACTTGGTCGGATCCCACATTTCTGGCTTCTTCTCGCTTTCTTCAACCTGCTTCTGGTAACACTTCTCGCATAGGCGCGTTTCTTCTTCCCAGTAGTATTCATCAACGCTATCCATGCCTGTTGGCTTCTTTGCCTCGAATTCCTCGTTGCACTTCTCGCATACCTTAATAACCTTGTTCAAACTGATCCTCCTCTATTGTTCCAATTGGTCTTTTTCGTGATTGGTTGGCGATGAGAAACTCGTGCGATTTTGAATCCTGATTATTTGGACATCCTTCTGTATCGCAGCCCATGACTATCGCATTATTGGATTCATCCACCACATCCATGGGTTTTCCACAGAATCTACATGGAACGGGTATTGGAAACGATTTTTTCGTCACGCCAAACCTATGGTAATCTTCTCGCTTGTTGTGCGTTATTTCTCGCAATCCAGCATCTATGTGCCTGCCTATATTGTCAACTCCACGTGGCATCCATTGCTTCGGTTGATCATATGGAATGTCAATGTGGAATTTCCGTAGCTTGCTTTCAAGTTTCGATGTCATCACGGGACACCAGATATGTTTGATGCCAGCGCATTCGTGGCACCTTGTAATATTCTTGCCATCGCAGAGACGTATTCTGCCATTGCACCAGCAGTATTCAAGTATGGTCTTGGTGGCACGTTCTTCTTACCATTGAACCACCCTATATGTATTATCAACGAGAGAGCAGGGGCGTCTATCCCTGCCAGCGGATGTATGTTGCCCGTCGTTTGGTATCCTACCCTTATCTCGGGCGGATTGGATAAGTTAAGGCCGCCAGCAATCCATGCGGTGAGCTCACGCTCAAGGAATCCCGTGAGGACTGCCCTGTGACCCGGCCCAAGGGCGAATGGTGGTGCAGGTACTTGGAATGTCGTGCCTTGGCTATCGACAAACCATCGTTTGCCGCTCCATATTTTATCCTTTTCTTCCACCCATGACTGCGATAGTGGTGGACCATCTGACAGGTCGGCTCGCAGCCTGTCACGTGCAATGCGTTCCACCTCGTCGCGAATATCGTTCAAGGCTTGCTGGATGATGGCGGTATTCGCTCTCGATAACCTGCCTCTCCTGTTGCCACTAAGGCGGCGTATCGCCCTGATGAACTGTATCATCTGGTTCGGATTCATGCTAACGCTTACCATTCATTCCGCCTTTGTACTTGCTCGTTCCTGTCCACCATTGATTCCGCCATTCATGCTCATCTTGGTGGAATTCATTTCCTCGAATTTTGATTGGAGTTTCTTCGCGACTGCTGGATCCAGCTCATCCATCACTGATCCCCATATGCCTTGAAGGATCTGGCGTGGTTCGTTCCAATCCTCGTAGAACATCTTATCAGCAGCGATGCCGACCGCTTCCACGAGATCTTTCACCTTCTCGATTATTGTTGGTGGAAATCTTATGGAAAATTCACTTCTCCGTGGTGTCCTCCCGTTTCTTGGCAGGAGGATGTTACGGAAGAAGGGTTCAAGCCTGTTCTTGTACTTGCCGATGAGGCCCTGTATGTACCTGACTTGTTGCTGATCGAGCGATTTGGATGTTGCCAGTTCTGTACCAGATGTAGAACGAAGTCCCATGGAACCCATGAGACCAAGCATTATTTGTTCGTCATACAGGTGGATAGCATCTATAAATATCTGTGAACTCTTTGCCGTGCTCTTGGAGAGTATTTCCACCTTGTTGTAACCGGGAGTTGCCATGGCACCAAAGTTGCGCATGTTTATCAGGGATTCGAGCAGCATGTCACGTTCACGCTTGAACTCCTCGTCATCTTCTGGCATGTACGAGTTGGGGTCGCCCGTGTACCCGACCTTTATTGGTGACCACTCGCGCTCCGCGAAATTTCTCATGTACCACCGCACCCACCGCTTGTCGGCCATGATGTCGAGCAATGCTGATACCGGGGGCCGCCGGAAGAACTCGAATTCCATCATGGTGTCAGGTTTATTTGGAACGACGATGTATTCCATCTGTGTCTCGCCAGCATATAGCTGGAGAACGCTGCTGTTGATGTCGGTGATTGATTTTATCATCGGAGCACGTGATTTCACCCAGTTAAAGAATCCAGATGACGTGTAAAACGTCTTGTTGAGCTTCCTTGCTGCTTGGACATAACATTCATATCCAGCTACTGGATCCTTTACTTTTGCTACGGTAAGTGGATCCAATCTTGCTAAGTCGATGCCATACTCGTTATCATCGCTGTAGAGTATTCTCCATACGCTCTTGTTGTGTACATGGTTATCAACGAGGGTGTCAGATGCGAGATCGTATATGTCTTGGTTGCTCTCGTTTATGCGCTCGCACCACCCTTCCACGATTTCCTTGTCCTCGGGATTGTCGCTGTTCACCTTTATCCCGGTTGAAAATATCGTATATGCCAGTATATACGTCCACGATATTGCTATGGGTGACCTCCAGAAGCAAATCTCCCTGTTCGTGGCGGTATCGGGTATATCATTAATGTACAGCTTGCGGAGCGTGTCGTTTATTGGTGACATCTTCAGTATTAAATCCAAGTATGTCACCAAAGATGGCGCTCCTGCCAGTACTGTTGGTTTTCTGTATATCTTCGTGTTTAAGGAGAGACTCCTTCCAGGATTACTTCCACGCATCACTATCATGTTGTTCACGCAAGTCTTGTTGCCAGAGATACAAATGGCTTCTTTCTACACGCCCAGTACGCCAGCGCATGGGCGATTACCCTGTCATCGTGTGCCGATTGGGTCCCGTACTTTGGTTTCTTGCTTTCCGTTATGTCGTAACCGAACTTGAGCATTTCATCCCAAAAGTCCCTTACCTCTGGAAGATCATACTGTGGTATGGCGATGTCGCCTCTTTTGGTATATCCTTCCACGAGATTGTCCACGAGATCAATCTTGGATTGCGTGTCGAAGATGAATCCCTTGTGTCTCTTCTTGGAATACAACCCGGTGCTCTTGTCCGGCTTGTTATCGAATATTTTCGTTCGCAGGCGCTCCCCGGGTGGCATCCTTACCTCGATCTCGTCTATCCTGCCGTTCGGTTTCGCTACCTGTATTACTATGCGACCAAGCCTTTTAAGTATTTGCAGATCATTCCACATATCATCCATGACAGGATCTCCTACTCCCGTGGCATCAGGGACAATCCATACTGGATTAAACAATGCGACTACTTGTAAAAACTTTGGTCGTATGTCAACGTAATCGAGATTGCTATATTGTCCACCAATGGTGAACATGTAATCCCACAACGCTTTTTCTTGTTTCCAGTCATAATGCATCACGTTAAGGGCGCTAGCATCATGCGTCTTGCCAAAATCCATGCCTATGACGTAGTTCTTGATATTCTTTCTCGGGCTTGGCACGTTGTTGAGACCCATCATCACCGCGCGCTCCAGTAGTTCCATGCTGAACACGGCGGAACCTTCCTTGATGATTTCGCCAAGAATCTCCTGCCTTGCTTTTGGAGTATTGCCGGCAAGCCACAACTCGTACTCGATTTCTTCACGCGTCTTCCACGAGCAGGTCCACGGATCGACTGGAACTACAGTGATAGCCCCGACACCATACATCCACCTGTTCCCGCCGCAGACGGGACAGTTTGGTAACTTCATTGGTAGAGCATGTGTGCCAAACTTGGTGATGAACTGGCGCATGAGTTGTGATTCCTGCTTGAATGTTGCTTGGCATACTTTGCCGTTCACGACGTTTGCGCATACTATCGGGCGAGTTTCCATGCCCATGGTATAGTGCCTGATGAATTCCCCACGATAACCAGCAGGGGTAGAAAGTAGAATCCAGCGTTTTCCGACACGCCTGAATGTTTTCAGCACGACATCAGTCATGATCTCCTCATCTATCCACGCGGCTTCGTCCACCAGCCCGAGGTGCAGTGAACGGCCACGGACGCCTCTCGACGCAGGGTAAGCAGTGGCGGTGACCCGGCCGCCAGATTTTATTATTTTTGTAACATTGCTGGACTCTACCATGTAGCCAAATGGTGAGTTTTCGACAAAGATTTTTATCTTGTCCATTATTTCCTTGGCACCATCCTCGTTGATGGAGAACGTGCCAATGCGGTATCGCTTGTTCATGAAGATGAACGCGCATGCTGCTGCTATTGCCACGGCAGTGGTCTTGCCAAACTGGCGAGGCCATATCATCACGATCTCTTTCGGGCGGTCACCTTCTGGTATTACCCACGGGTACTGGTAAATATTGTACCCGAATTGTATGGAACGGATTGCCGCTTTCTGTGATTCTTCAAGGACGAGGGGCATGTCCTCGTCTTCCGGGTTTGGCAGCCAGTATTCTGCAAAAGATGCCCAGTCGAACAACGATTGTTGGAACTTTATGAATTCTGTTTCATCCTTTTCCGGGTCTATGCCCATCGTCTCGAATTGTTCCCATAAGAACTTGGTGTCACATCCAGATGATATGTCTCCTCCACCCATTCCAGCAGGCACTGCGCTCATTCAACCACCTCTACTTCCTCGAGCGCAAGCCGCTTTGCCTGCATCTCCTTGAGGAACTGTATCTTGAAATCCTCCGACACGTCCTGCCTGCTTTCCATGATCATTTGCACGACCTGCAATTTCGTGATGTGTACCTTGTCCTGCTCGGGTTCCGTCATCTTGTGGAGGTCATTCAGCTGTTCTGACATCTGCTTGAGGTAGCCCAAGAGTTGTGGGTGGGGTTTTCCAGGCGCGCCGTGATCGTACAACTCCACTGCGACACTCTTGGTCACCATGTACAGGAGATTTTTTTCACGTATGGTGTCTATCGGTGCATGGAATGCGATGTCGAGGTCAACAGGCACGAAATTGACCATTTTTGACGATTTTTCGTCATTTTCGGACAATTCCGCGCTGGTTGCCTCTTCCATTGCTTCTTCCCCGGAAATTTCGAGTATTTTCGACTCTTCCGCGTGTAACTGGTCGAGAATCCTTTCGGTTTCCTTTGGATGGAGTTCGACTTCATCCAAGTGTGGTATCTTGACCTTTACCCTATGCTTTGTATACACCGTGTCTACACCATGGTAATGTTTGCCGTGTCATCGTATACCCATTCGTAAATATCCGATCGTATGCGGAACTTCGTCTGCCCTGCCTGAGAAGGGAGATTGCCACTATAAGAGCCCGTGTTTGGAACTGATGTGTGGTGGGGAATCCACTCTCCTTCTCTCAGGTACAGGATGCTGACGGTGGAATTGTCGAGCCAGCTTGCAGCTATGGAGTTGATGTGGAGATTTTGGACACCACCACCCGATGCGAGGAAGGAGATGTACTTGAGGTTGACTGCCGATTGTGTATATATGCCGGAATACACTTGCTCGTCGTTGATCTTGATGGTGACGTTTCCTGCTGGTTCGTCAAAGATGACCTTGTACGTGACGCCGTGTGGCATGCCACCAACATCTTTTTGCCAGACGGGGTTAGACCCGGCTCCGAAGACACTGTACCGGATGTAATTGCCCGAGAAGGAGAACCACCCGTAGTGGGCAATGCCTGGTGTTGGTAGCACGTAATCGGTGAATATGACGGTGAACAGGCCCGTGTGGTCCGATTGGAAATCGATGTCCATCGTGACAGTGGAGTCTTCCTCGAAATCCGATTGTGATGGAAATGCGAATACTTTTTCCACGTCCAGGGCACTGTATCGCGCGAACCACCCGTAGCCGTTGTAGAAGACCGCACCTGCGGTGGTATTGTCGGATTGATCGTTTGGTCCTGCTGCCCAACTTGGCGAGTTCTCCAGCGGGGTGTTGTTATCGTATCCTTCAAAGTCTTCCGTGACGCCCGATCCTATTCCAACCGATTGCCATGCCCAAGAGAAGGGTATACCAGTAGAGTACTGCTTGGGCTCGTTGGTAGGTGGGTTGGTGAATTCGACCCAGCGCACGGTTTGTTCGGGGATACCATTTTCACGATCCACGGCGAACTTGCGAAGGAAAGCTGCTGAATGTTTGAATGGTTGCGCGAATATTTTCGGAATGGTCACTCACCAACGTAGCATTCGACTTCGACACTTGCCGGATCGGTATCGGCAGTGTGGACACCAACCAGCGAGTCAACCTTGCAGCGCGCTCCCCATGGCAGTTGCGACGTTATTGTTCTGCCGAGCGATGGGTTGTTTGGCATGTTGTTCAGGGACACGCGAATCGAGGAATCCGTTACCACCTCCACTTCCACAGTCACGATCTGCTTGTCGCCAAAATACGCGGAGGCTTCCGCGAGGAGATCAACGGGCGTCGAGGATACCGAGTAGCGGGCGAAATGATATGATTTGCCGTCAAGGGGGATTGAGGCGTTCTTGACGGGATGGACGAGATTTGCCATGGGTGGATACACGCCGGCCGCCTATTTAAACTTTTCGACACTTATCCACGGCACGCGCGGGTTGGGGGGGGACTAACATGCCCTGGCGTCAAAAAGTAATTCTTTTGTCTAAATTTCGCGGAAAAAGAAAAAGAGTGAGTTTAGTGAAAGATCGGGAGACGCTTGTTAACACAAGTCTCAAGATCACAAAAAGAATCGTTAGAATTGTCGTCAGTGAGGAGTATGTAGTAGTACGAGTAGATCTCATCAAATCTGAAGCTCTGACAGTGATTCTTGTAGAGATCTAGGATAGATTCGACAGAAGCTGTAGCTCCTCGGGCGTTGTTAATACGTTCGTTATCAACGCGGATTACAATGACGTCGTACTCGCTATCGTAGTGCGTTTTCACGACTTGACTATGAAAGTGCAAATTGTAGAAGTTTTTGTGTTCGGGATGCATATTTTTCACCTTTTTTGAAAAAAAATAAAAAATGTGAGCGAAAGCTCACTGATACTCAGCTAGCTGAGCGAGGTACTTCTCGTGATACTCAGCTTTGTGAGAAATAATGTCCTTGACGAGGTTCTCGTAGTACGAGAAGCCTCCGCGCTTCAGAGCCTTTTGATCAAGCTTCTTGATTTTCTCCTCGATCTTCTTTGAACCTAGCTCGCTCAAAATAGCGACACGAGCGGGTTTCTGAGCCTCGTCGAAGAGAAATCGTGTCGATTTCATAACGTTCAATAACGCGGCGATCCCGTTCATTTTTTTCTCTTTGAGGTAGAAATCTGCAAAGAGATAGAAGAGCTCGTTAAAATCATCACCTCCCGCTAGGAACGGGTTGATCGAGGCTAACCCGTCGCTTGAAGCGAGCTTCTTTTTCTGTTCCTCTAATTTCGCTATGTTATCTTTGATTTTCTCGCTCGGCTTTTTCTCCGCGAGCTTCTCCTGCATCTTCTTGAGAAGATCTGTATCTTTTTTCTCAGCTACCTCAATTGTGAGCTGCATTAGCTCACTGAGGTGTTTCTCATCTAATTTCTCAGCTTTCTTTAAAGAATCTTGAAGCTTCTTGATTTTCTCGTCGATCTTGTCGATCTTCTTCGCGGTTTCCTCGTCATGTGCAACTAGGACGAGCTTCACAGCTCTAAAGAGGAGCCTTTCGTAGTCAGTCACTATTGTGACGTACCCCTTCTTTAAAGCGGGTTCTACGTGAGCTAGCGCTAGTATTTCAAGCGTTGAAGCTACAGAATCCGCGATTTCTTTCTTGTCCTCGCTCGTGAAAAGCTTGACAAGATTCTCGTTGAACACGTTGATGTTCGATATGTCAACGTGATTCTTCTTTGAATCAAGAGCGCTCTTGAAGTCCTCAGAGCTGATCTTGTATAGATCTTCAACGTGATTGAAGATCTTTTTCGTCTTTTTGTTTTTTTTCGACATTTCAGTTGTAACCTCTTGTTTTTGTGAGGTATGAGCGAGATCTCTTGTTTCCTCTAAGTACAGACGTTCCCGAATGACTCCGAGGCGATTTCTAGCGTTCCCGCTCATACGTACAAGTAGTAGAGACGACTTATAAACCTTGGCTAGCGTTTCCGCGGTTCTAGCGAACGTACACGAGTGTTTTAGACATAGGCGTACAAGAGATTAAAGAGGAGCCTCTAAAACGTGCACCAGATGCATTTAGAGGCGCCCTGGCGAGGAGAATGAAGCCAGCTATGAGATCTTCAAATACGAGATCTCAGAGGAGAATGACGCCCGTGATGAGATCTTCGTTCTAGCTCGCCCGTTTAACGAGGTCTCAGAATGACTGATCTCGGACTTATTTTTCATAAGCTGGTGACTTATGAGATATAAGCCTATATTTCATAAGTGGATCGCTTATGTCAAATAAGCTTATACTGGATAAGTAAAAATCGATTCCGGCTTTTGAGATATAAGCTTATATCGGATAAGCGATCAGCTTATACTGGATAAGCGTAACATATCGACCGGTATCGATATGAAAATCCATGCCGGAGCGCCATGGCCGGAATGTTGAGCGCCAGCATATCCTATGCCGGATCGCTTGGATCCATTCCTGTATCCAGTGCCCACGCCGGAGAGTGGGATATGCACATGCCGGAACCCACGTGCCGGTATCATTTTCCAGCATCCTCCTTCCCGTGCCGGCCCATGGCATCTCCCGTGCCAATGCACGATCCGGCAGGGTGTTACTACACCGGCATACCCCACCACCATATCCCACGCACGCCAATTCTTTTGCCGGCCAGTCAATGTGTGCGCGCCGGATCGAAAAAAATGAGTTTGGACATAAACAGCCGGCTGGCTTTCAGGAGTTTCATGCCAAACAGGCTACTCCGTTAAAACCATTGGCGGCCCCGGCCATGGCTTTAATAAAACAACACATCCAGCAAGCGCTCCAGTAAACAGCCTAAACAGCGCCAGAAACAAATGAAACGCATGTTCGGACGCTTGCTCCGGGGTCCCCACCTAACAACTTAGGTAAACAGCCGGCACGAAACTTAGGGGATTTCCGAAGCCGTTTCCCGGGATCTCGGTATAACCCTGCCGGGTGGGGACGCGGATCTGGCCCAGCTACTAGGATCATGTTCGGAGGTCAGCACGAAATGCCATTAATAAATAATTAAATAAAGGATATTTTAAACCTTCTCCGAAGTAGTTATACTGGATAAGTCAGATCACATGCACCAGCGTAAAGTTTAAATGTAATGCTTCATTCCAGTATATCATGAGAAAAGGCTACGCTTGTAGGATCGCCGTTTTCTCTAAACCAGTTTAAAGATGATGATTCATGCCAACGCTAGATGAAATAGTCAATGCGATGTTGGAAATCAACAATTCCGACGACAAGGAGAAAATCCTCCGCCAGTACACTCAACAACTGATGGCGGAGGCTCAATCCAAAGCGAAATCAAAAACCTCCCGGAAACGGCCGCGAAGATCCAAGACCGTTCCCTACAATCCAGTCACGGACGACCCGTTCCCGAAAGTACTCGAGGACGAGGAAGTCCGGCCGTACATCGTCCGCACCACCGTCACGATAAACGGCAAGAAGAAGCTCGTCGAAACGGCGGACGAATGGGGTGAATCCAGATTACCCTGTCCGTTCTGCGAGGAGTTGCACACGGAGTACGATCGGGTGCAAATACATGGCTTGAAATACCGCTGTCGGCGCTGCGGGTATACAGCCGCGCTCCTCACCGCCCCCTGTGGTTGTGTCGGGTTGGAGAAATTCGACATGACCAGAAAAATAATCCATAACGAGGAGAAAGTTGTCCTCGTCGGCCAGAGAACGGGATACTGCATTATCCAGCACCATGTTCCACCCGGCCTCGGGCTCGACCGGTATCACAACGAGGATAACCCACCAGACATCACTGGCAAGCCGTACCGCGAGAAGTCCAACTTTCTCGTGCCGAACGAGCTGCCGAAAATCATGTTCTTCGCACCGTTCAATTCCTCCCGCAGGAATCTCCGCGTGCAACCAGTCTTGTTATTCAACAATCCAAAACAACATTCCAACGTGATCCTATAATGTGTCTAACAAACCGGTTAAATCCCGACCGCACGTGCGCCATGTGCGGTAAAATCGGAAACATGCGCCCGTTCTCTGACTGGTGCATGGAATGTGAACTCGCCGTTCTACACGACGATTGTTCACTGGTAGAATGCATCCACCACTCCAATCCAAGAGAATGCATGCACTACCAACTCGTCCCCGACGAGCACACCAGAATCACCGAGCCTCACCAGTGCCCCAAGTACCGGGCCTGCAAGCTCGACTGGTGTCTCTATCACGGTGATCCAGACTGCAAGTGCCGACATCTTGCAATCGGCACCAACCCGTTCAGGTGCAACGTGCACGTGAACGGCAAGCTAGTCTACATGCCAACACTGTCATGCCTGTGTCCATCATGTAGCCTCTCCTACCCGTCCCTTCTCGGGCACCGCGCCGGCTGCGGGTACGTGTTTCGATGCCACAACTGTGGCCGCGAAATAACTCTCCACCTCGGCCGCCCGTGCTACGCCGACGGGTGCAACAACCCTCCGCTGCATGACAGCGATTACTGTCCAGACCACGACGAGAGGTTCTGGACATGAGAAAATGGTGCAAGGGGTGCAAGAAATTCCAGCACCACGTCAAGCCCAAGTTGGTTGCCGACGACTGGGATACATCCGGCAACCCGCTTCACTTTGTTTCCATCCCACTGTGCCGCCGTTGTAGGAGGAGAATCCGATGATAAGTGGTTCCGTGAACCAGATCCAGTGTTACACGTGCGGCCGCGTGCCAGACACGACGTACCGTGACACCGACGGTACGCTCTGGTGGTGGTGTCGGCGCTGCAATATCCTCACCGAACCGGTCCACGTCGAACACTTCCAATTCTGATCGCGCCTAAGAGGTGGAGCCATACTCCATCTCAGGCATAGCCCACCAGCATTATAGGTGGCACACACAGAGTTGACTACCATGTATGTTAAAATGCAAATTAGCCAGCAGCTGTACAACGCACTCTACGCCAGTGCGTTCAGGTACATCCGGGGAGAATTCCCGGAGCAGTTCCCCGTGTACGCCGGGGAAAACAACCATTTCGGGGCCTATTTTACCTCAGGCCCCGGCGTGGACAACAACGGCCTGTGGGCCGAGTACTCGTGCACCAATTTCGTAGAAATTGTTGCCTGCACGGGTAACAGTTGGACGCTCACGTGGTTCGATCACGAGGAGCCAACACTTGAATACCGGGGAAGTAGGGCCGGTTTCCACTCGTTCAATCCGTGGCGATACTCGGGCTACAACCTCGAGTGGCTCCAGAACGGGCTCCGCGTGAGCCCGTGGCGTGAAATCGAAGAGGACCATCCCGACACGTTCCGGTTCCCCATCACCGTGGTGGAGTACGAGACCTCCACACCTCCGGAATGGGGCATCGAGTGGTTCCAAGACGTCGTTTACGACGTGGTGGCATTCCCAACCCCGGAGAAAATGTTCCGGTGGAAGGGGGCCTACCCTTCCATCCGGAAGTATCCGGATGGTAAGATGGTGGTATGGTGATGCCATTCACCTGCACCAAGTGCGGCAGCGAGGTCTCCTGCATTTACCCCGGAGATCTCTGCTGGACCTGTCACTGCAAAGAGGAAACCGCTCCACCAGCAAACAGGGTGGTATCGAAGCGCCGGGCACGGGCTCGGCACGCCCGTCTTCAACACATCCGGAGAATGTAAACACGCACACCAGCGTAAACTTTAAATACTTTCTTTCTTTCCATTTACGTGGAGCGAAGAGTACGTCTCGCTCCTCGATCCAGATTACGGTGAAATATCATGAACTTTTGGAAACTAATTCGGAAAAAGGAATTCTGCCGCCATTGTGAAATAGTTGACGGGAAAACGGTCGAGCTCGTACCAGACCGGTGGGGTTACTCCTGTCCCGAGTGCGGCATCGATTACCTAAAAAACGGTGACCTAGCATGCTGAACCGGTACACGAAAGATCTCCTCCGCCGCGTGCGGGCGGAGATCAAGACCAAAGACCTCGCGATGGAGATAGACGATCTCTTGTCTCCATTGCAGGGGAATGTCGAAGCGGCCTTGTACAACCTACGCAAGGCCTTAAAGATGGCAAAAGATTGCTTGGTAATGTACTCAATCAAGGAGGCCATCTCATACTTGGAAAACACGGGCTCACGCAGCCGGTTATTCTTCGAGGCGCTGCGCCATGATCCCGTGTTGAAATCCGATTTCGCGGACCCGAAGCTCCATACAAGCGAAGTGGAAGGCGAGTACAAGTTTTCACTTGAAGTGGATCAAGTATTCACCTACCAATGTCCGCAAGCGAACTTGGACGAACTCCGCCAGCTTGTCACGATTTGTGACCAGCACGGCGTGACATGCCTGCTGGATTTTGATAGCGACGAGCTCCATTTTATCATCTAGGTGATTCCAATGCATGAAGACTGGTTCCTAGATCGCCACGAGTACGAGGCCGAATGTTGCGACGACCTCTTCCGCGAGGAAGGTGTGGAAGAAGTCCTCCGCCTCATGATACCATGCAAAAACTGTGGCGAGCTCCGCCCGAGAGATGATCCCGAGATCCTGCGTACCGGCTGCTGCTACCTGTGCAACAAGTCCGATTTCCACCGCGAGAAACGGGCCACGTCCGACGGGTGCAGTGCCAATACACGCACGTTGGCAAAATTAGTCGAAAAACTGGAGGATTCAAGATGGTGAAAAAATGTCACGGGTGCGGGCGTATCCCCACCAAAATATTCACCACCTTGGACAATATCCTCCATACGTATTGTGAAAAGTGTGGTCTTCTCGTCCAACCCTATGACGAGATAGCGGACACCCACGCATTCTGCCTACACTGTGACGCATTCTTCCATATTCGCGAACTGTGGGATGGTGCAAGTCGCGGCGATGCCGTCGTGTGTCCGCGCTGCGGAGAGGAACTATGATGGAACACGCAACCGATTCCCCCGAGTACCTCGAAATGGAGAAGAAGGCCTATTACCTCTCCGCCATGGCCTGTGCAGATCCTCTCCACCATTACAAGAAATACATCCAGCACCTCGATAAAATGCTGGATTTTATTGAAAAACACCACCAAAAGAAGGATGCCTGAAATGATGAAATTAAGACTGGACATAATCGTTCTCCCGTTCCATTACCGCGGGTGGAACGATCTTCCACTCCGCAAGAAGCTCGAGCTCCTTGCCGACGTGGGTATCGAAGATTGCCACTACATCAGTGGCGAAGACGACGCCATCAGCATTCATGGTGCCGAGCTCTCGGAATCCATCAAACAGCTCACCATCGGCGAGCTCCTTGTTCAGAATGGAGACGTTGCCGCCGCACTGAAAGCTGCCAACTCTGAAAATTAATCCATTTTTCTCTTTTTTTAACCAACGCAATATTTAAATACTTTCTCTTCTTCCACCTCATGGAGCGATAGCTCCTCACAAGGTGAAAACCATGTTAAATGAGAATGGAACGGAAATCACGATCTCCGCCCCGCATGTCGGCGACGGCATGCTGCGTGGATTAGTGGAGATGAAAGATCACGTGACCAACACGACGAACAAGACGCTCGCCATACGGATACATGGCCCCTTGAAAATCACGTTGGACCTATTTTAATTTTTTGGTGATCACGCATGGAAAAACTAAACAACCGGAAACCAACACTGGAAGAGGAGATGGAACACAGGCCACTATCCCGGTTCCTCCTCCATCTCTCCCGATGCCTCTTGGGCAGCAACGATGAATTTGGTGAAGAAAAGTCGGACCACATCCGCGATTCTTGTCGGAAATCCTTCGAGTTCATTTCCAACTCGCCGGTGGCATATGAGGAATTCACGCAGTGGTGCCACCAGTGTGCCATGGATTTTACGGACAAGGATGACATCAGTCCAGAACACTGGAAAAATGTCTACCAGAATGGACATTTCGCAACCCATTTTTCCGCGTTCTGGTGTATCACGAAGTGGCGGTTCTCCGACTGGGAGCGAGACGATCCACCGTTTCGCATCCTGCCATTTCCACCATTCATCAGGTTCTAACCAACGTAAAGTTTAAATATGTCGAATCATATTGGATATTTGAAAATGTCACTTTCTATACATGCCCTTGTGGTAGCGGGTTCCGACAAGAGTCAACCAAGTGGCGGTAACCGCGTAATTTGCGGGCAAACAGCTACCAAGCAGATCAAAGTGGACAGAACAATGGTAAGACACAGAGTGTATGCCCGTGTCACCACCTATGACGTGGATGATCGCATCCAGCGTGATAGTGTTGGTGTTGGCGGCCGTCGCACGATTGGTTCCTCGAAAGTGGAATTCAACTGTGATACAGCCAACGGGCAGAACGTGCAAGTAGTGGTGCGGGTCACCATCGATGATGATGGCAAGGGTGCCGTCGAGATGCAATGCCCCACCGAGTTCAAGTTCCACTTGAACAAACCAAAGTGAGCAAACATGGCGAAAAAAGTAAGCACCAAGTTCGACAAGAAATTCACGGAAGAAGCCATCCGCGTAGCCTTAGAGGCTGGAGACGCGGAACAGTTAGCCGAAATTCTGGCCAAGGGGTACAACGACCGCACCGTGTCGATCAATCCCCAAATCCAGAAGAAACTCGCAAAGACCATCATGGATATTTGCGGGTATGAACCTCCAGAGAAAGTCCGCACGTCCAGCAACAGCGTCGTGGGAAAGCTGGAAGAACTCCAGAAGAAAATCGCTGCATCTGGGAACCTCACGCCAGAAATCGCCGAGCTAATCGGCAAGCAGATGGAGGAGTCAACCACGTCATTCGTCGCATCAGATGGCGTCCAAAAAGGCTGGCAAGCCTTCGTGATCGAGTGCGTCTCCGAAAGGATGGACCGTGAGAAGCACAAGAAACCAGCAGCCGCGCTAATTGGTGCGGTGGACAAGATCGTGGATTATGGCGCAAAGCGTGCGATGACTGCCGAGGAACAACGGGAGTACGACGCCAAGAAAGCGGCCGGGCAATCCAACGACGAGGAAGAAGAACTGGAAGAGTAAACGGGCAGCACGATCCAATTTTTATTTTCCCCTTTTTTCCAATCCATGGGTATGCTCGGTGGTTCAAATCCACCCTTACCCAACCAAACCATGGGGCACGCCCGTGCCAATTCCCTTTCCCAAAATTCGACATTTCTTTAATCTGGTAGTCAACTCATGTTATTTTGCACGGGCCGCCCCTTTACCTTGGTGATACCATGTGACCACGGCAAGCCATCCAAACCAGCTGTAGCGGCACCACATCCTTTTCCTTTTTATTATCTTTTTCTCCATATTTTTGCCGCACGACGTGGCGGGCTGGTGTGGGATGAGCACCACAATCAAAAAGAGAGACCAGAAAATGTACTTCGATGAAGAAGCAATGGACATGCTGCGCCAAGCAGTCTTTGACGACGTGGTGGAATGTCCCAAGTGCGGCTCCAAGATGGAGCCAGATGCGGAAAAATGCGGCGAGTGCGGATTCTCCGGCACGCTCCGCGGGATGGGGTTGATTTAAATGGAAACAACGCTCGTAGTTGTATCCAAATCCCGTGCCATGAACCGCACCTCCCGACGCACCGGCAGGCAATACAGTGTCAGGTATCTTACCTGCCAAAAACCAGACGACCCATGGACGGCATACAGGCTCGCCATATATCCAAATGGAGACGTATGGCCACCCATATACACATACAGCCAGATAATCGTTCCCGTGCGGGAAACACGATCCGACCGGGTAAACGAGAAGTACGACATCAACTTGGATGGTGTGCCATTCAGGCATGCCTGCTGGGTGAATGGATTCAAGCAACACGAAATCCAGATAAAGGGATTCTATACCACCACAAAAGCACTTGTGGTGCCACTTGAACGGTGCGAGATCCTCGCCGATCACCTCGAGGCGCTCGACGGGACGGTGAGAATTCCTGCAGGGGACTTTGGCCTCACGCACTTTCCTGCGATTACACGCCAAGTTGAATGGCATGGAGACATCATCATTTTTGCCGAGTTCGAGTGGCACCTACGCAACGTCTTCAACCAGGCAACACGCAGGAAGGAATTCCGAAAGGTTGAGCAATACAAGGAAGGAACGCTCATCATCTCCAAATCCCAGCTTGGCCTACTCCACCAAGTCATCCAGACAGCACAGGACCAGAAAAAGCTGCAGGAAGTCATTGCCAAGATCCGATCCGAGCTCTCCAAGGGCACGTACATTAGCATCGAGCAAGTAGAAGAATGGCTTACTCTTGCCGAGCTCTACGGCGAGGATCCAGAACGAATTCTCCGCTCCCAGTGCCTAAGGGGAGAATACGAGCCAATCTTTTTCGAGATGCTGCGGGATGAGCATGACCAGAACCACGACATCTATTTTGGATCACACGGATTCATATTCCATATTAACGGCAAGTGGGTGTGGGAAGAGCCAAAGTACGGGGCCGCTACTTACCTGTTTAGAGGAGATCATCTGGATGGTCGAACACTTTCAGTAGCACTGTCCAATCTCAGCAGGACCGATTTGCTCGGGAGCGACGAGCTGCAAACGGTCACCGGGTTCCTGAACCGCGTTATCCATCCAAAAGATGCAAGCGTAGAACGGTATCTCGACCGTTGGATGAGCGAGGTGTGTGGCTAGGAAATACCTACATTTAAATAGGTGTTTTACCTAGTCAAGCTTAGTGCAAAGCGGCACTCGTTATACCAAAGCAACCGAGGCAAAATGAAAATGGCAGTAAACGTAGGAGAGTTGGTAACCGAATTAAAGGTTGCCAAAGATGTTAAATCAAAAAACAAGTACCTCCAGTTCCCGGACGTGGAGACGTACAACCAGTTCGTGGACATCGTGAAGGAAGCTGAAGAGACCTCCAAACTCGCGGAGGAATTCGCATCCGGCGGAGAAGATGCCGAGACCTTCAACGCAAACTTGGACAAGTTGATTACCGTGTCCAAGAAAACGATGGAAGCAGCCAAGGACGACAGCACCAAGGAGTTCATGGCATCAGAAATCGAACGGTTGGAGAAAAAGCGGAAAGGCCAACGCAAGTTGACCCTGTCCTTTCTGCTCAAATGGCTGTTTATCACCAATCAATACAAGGAAATCCAAGAGTTAGGAGAACGGATTTCCTAATCCTTTCTTTTTTTTCCCTTTTCCAGTTGGCCACGGGAGGACCAACGTAAAGTTTAAATACGTTGATTCATTTTGGATCCATGTAGCCTAGCTACGGGAGATTTTTCAAAGATGGAACTTAAAACGCAAATGGCCATGAACCTCGAAGGGTACATGGCACATCTCAAAAAGGAGTTGGCCAATCTACCAGCAGAGCTGGTCAAGAATGGCCTTGAAGTACCCGACTCTACCACCATAAAAGTGTGGCTCGATGAAACCATGCTCACGGTGGAAAATGACGGGTCTCCGATTGGAAGTGTTGATGACTTCCAGAAGTATATCCTGACTTGTTTTGAAACCTCCAAATCCGAGCAGAACTACGGCAAGGGTTTCACCGCCATTCTCATGGAAGAGGAAACAGACGTGTATACAGGCTGTATACATGCCACAATCCGAGCGTGGAATGACATTACTATTCGCACGGACTCCGAATTCCAGCAAGGAATGCGTGTCGTTGTCCACCTGAAACCAGACAGCCAAGTGCTCATGGAAGGGAGCGCAAAACTCTTTCTCCATCTCTCCGATTATATCACCAGAAAGACCATCATCTTCAACGATAGGCCAGTAGAACTGGAAGAACTAAGCGGTTCATTCGAGCCATTTCTTCGTGACTGGTCCAAGAGCATCCTTTATTATGATACCTCCATCTTGGGCAGTATTGACTCGTTTGGCCACTATTTCATGCTATCAACTGGCGATCTGGCACCAATACAGCTCGACAACGTGCCGAGGTTCGTCGGGGTCATCATCTCCGACGTGAAGCACGTTGACACCGAGCGCACCAAGCTGGTCCACGCAAGCAGGCATTACCTCGAAAGGTGGGCCGACACGAAGCTCCAAGACAAGTACAAGGAGCAGAACGTGACAGCCGAGGTGGTTGCGTGGCTCCGCGAGTGGGCTGACTGGTGCGAGGAATTCGTGTACAAGATTTCTGGAGAGCGGTTCTCGTTTTTCCGCAACGATGATGGTGTGAAAATGGGAGATTTGCGGGTGCTTGAAAAATGGATAGAATACCTGAACAAGGTGTCCAACCAAGCGAAGATGAAGCCATTCACCACGCCACGGCCCGAGATGGATGAGAATCATGAAGAGATGGTGAAAATCTCGAAGAGTGGAATGGTAACCGATTATCTCATGCGTGAGATTGGTGAATGGTTTTTCAATCCAATACTGCACCACCCTTTTGGGCGGATAAAGATAGGCGTGTGTGTTATTGGTGGAGAAGTGGATAGAAATGGATTCATCGATGACGTGGTATTGTACAAGATGATCCACACGATTGATTCTGGAGTATTCTGGGAAAACGTGAACGAACGGTTTCCACCAGTGGTCGCCTATTACGTGGATCCTGGTCCAATCATATACGCGGATACACTTGACGTGAGAACCGTCATGAAGGAAACGGAGAGCAAGGTATCGATAGAAAGGCCTCCAGAAGACAAGAAGATCGAGGCGCCGAAAGAGAAAAAAGTGGAATTAATCGCGGAGAAAGCATCACCAGAACAGATGAAAACCGCCATAAAAACCATGTGTAGGAATCGGAAAAGTAAGATGGACGAGGAAGATGAATATGAAAACCCGATTGGCAAGCCTGTGGAAGGTAGACCAGATTACACGTTTGTCGAGCACAAGGGCATATGGTGCATCGTGCATCATTCCGTGACTGACTTGGAGAAGGTGAAGTTCACGCGGAGCGTACAGATGGAGAAGTGGAAGGCGTGGACAAATACCATCTCGCTCATCCTGCAATATACTGGAGATTTCTTCTGCGAGGCGTGTGTTCCAGTGCTGTTCATCAGCAAGAAAAATACCGCATTGGCTCGCCATGTTGGTCCATATGTTGCGCTTAACCGCGTGAAAACATCTCTGCCAGATACGAAATACCGCAGGGCAATATATTTGCTCTCGCTTGCCATCCATGAGCTGACGCATTTCCGTGTCAAGAATCACGGAACGGCATTCACGCAAATATCGGAAGATATGTTTCTCGAACTGGTAAAGCACCCGACGTTCCTATCGGAACTCGTGAAGGTGATATAAATGCAAAAGGAGGTGAAATGAATGGTAATGGTAAACAAGGATTTATCCATATGCATTGATTGTGTCAAGTGGAACGTGTGCTCGCTTGTTGTGGCACTTGAAAGGATGGAACCAAACATTCCAGAAATAGAATGCTCGATCAGAGTGGAAGAATGTGTTGAACATCACCCTGAGGACAAGTAGTCCTCTTTTTTGCCCGAAACCATCATGGCGCCAATACACCCTTTCCAAATTTAAATCTCCCCTTTATTTTGCGACCATGGTGGCGGGAAGCAGGCATTCCACCAAGAGTGGAACCGATTCGACGGTAACATTCCTAACTACTTAGGAGATTAATTGCAGGAAGCTCCATTATATATATTATTTATTATTGGAGTTTCCTCCGCTTCTCCTAACCGATTAGGAGTTTTACTGTCAGACCAACCAAGTGATACCAAACATGAACCTGAAAAAACACATCCAGACCCTCACCGCCTTGGCTCTGGATAAATGGAATGAACTGGATAGCGAGATAAACGATACATGCGCCTTCTGCGACGATGCCGTTGACAGGAAAGGATGCATGCGCCAGAAATGTCAAGTGTGCCTGTGCCCACCATGTTTATGTGACATGGGTGCCAGGAAATGGCCATCCGCTGTGAATTTTTTCCTCGATAATGGTTGCATCTACGTGGATGATGCGATGGATAAATTCCCGCTGGTGATGCAGGCATTCCGAGACATTCTCCAGAGTCTCGTGGAACATGGCGACGTGGGTGACATTCTCGTTGAAAAGATGGAGGACCTCCTGAATGAAACTTAACTGGAAGCAAGAAATCTGCTCCGAGTGCGAAATGTTAGAAGGTTGCGACGAGTTCGGTGGCAATGATTATTATTGCTGCGCCATGGACGTGCTGGAGCGCATCAAGAAACGCCTCGGCGAGAGCCTGCCACCGACAATGGACATGGACACGTACACCAAGATCCGCCGCGATATATTGAACATGATTGGTGATTAAACGATGGACAAAAACAACATATGCTCCAGATGCGAGCTGGAATTGGAATGCGATCGCCTGAACGTTGAATGCATCGCAATCCATCTTCTCGATGACATGTGCGAACCAAGCATCGAGGATGCCATCAGTTCCCTTTCCCGCATCAAGGAAGCCATGGAAAAAGGTAGATGGTAATGACACTGGCAGTAATAGGATTGGATGGATTTGACATGACATTCGACCACAGGTTTCTCACGGTCATGCCATTTGTCAAATCCTACATAGACAAGTGGTGGACGGAAATCCGATGTGATACAGCACCACATTCCGCTCCATCATGGTTCACCATTTTCACCGGCGTCCCGCAATATTTGTGGCCACTTGATGGTAAAGTGTCGGCGGTTGTAGACGTGGATAATGAGTACCATAATGTCCACGGGTTCTACCAATTCTCGGAAGGTGAGAACTGGGCCACCGAAAAACGCGAAGGCGATAAGCCGTGGAACCCGAAGACCATACAGGAGGAAGCCGACCGTGTTGGTGGTTTCGTGTGGCAAAAACACGATGGCATCGCCCAAGGGGTGATGTGTATACAGCCGCACTATAGCTACCGGTGCGTGAGAGACAAGCGGGCATATTACGATGGCAAGTATGATTCTGCTGAAAAGGCCAAGGAGTACCTGGATAATTTCATGGCCACCTTCGATAGAACCATTTCCCTCTCAGGCGTACCGGAATTATGGTGTGGCGTGTTCCAGATTGTCGATCAGGTGCATCATCACTACAACAGCATGCCGTTCTACGAGCACTCGGTAACCATGCGAGAGGTGGATAGATGCGTGCGACAGATTGCCGAACATTTTGATGACGTGATCCTGCTTTCCGACCACGGTGTACCGGATGAACCAATAGAATATACATGGGCGAGGATACGGCTCCACTCGCACCGACCACGAGCTTTCATCACGCATAATGGAGCGCGTGATCAAATAAATGGCACGTTGGACATAGTACCACTCATAGATGGATTGCTTGATTCTGGAAGCGAAGCTAGCGATCCAAGCTAGAACCTCCGTCACGAGCAACCTCGCGGAGGCCTTGGCATTATTGGTTGCCAGCTCACGCTACGATTTCTCCATATGTGGCGTGAAATCCAACCTATATGTTCTTATTGTTGGAGACAGTTCCATAACACACAAGAGCACTGCCACGAGATACGCATTGAGCATGTGCTCGAACGTCAATCCAATTGGAACTGCCGCCGACTTCAGGAAACAAATGACCGAAAGGAGATTGGAATACTACGTGTCGAAGAAAATAATGCTCCATGATGACGAGTTTGCGATGACCATGAAGAACATGCGATCTGGATCGCAGGGATACAAGATCATGAAGGACCTGCTCAATTCCGCATACGATGGAGTGGTAAAGTTTCCCGGCAATAACAGGCTGCGTCCAAAGACCGTGATGGACGTGAAAGTTGGATTTGTCGGGTCCACGACAATTGAGCATTTCAAGCGGCAGGCAGATCCTGTATTCCTCGAAGGTGGCCTGATGAAGCGAATGTTGGTAGTGATACCAGGCAAGGCCAGATACAGGTCAAGACGCCATTGTGTCCAAGATTCTACACCACAATTTCGCATGGAGCGGCGTGGTAAAATGGACATGGACAACGAAGCATGGGAAGAGCACGACGCATTCATGGAAAATGTATACAACACAATGGATAGTTCCATGGCAGGTATATGGGCACGTGCCGAATCACAAATCTTCAAGATTGGAGCATTGCATGCTATCGATACGGGAAAGCAGGAAGTAGATCTCAGAAGCTGGACATATGCCAAGAACGTGGTAAATGAATCCGTGACGGCACATGCCGTCTTGAAGCAATTAGTCTGACATGCCATTTATTTTTTTATTTCCAACGAAAGATTTATAAATGATTGCACGATCCACTAACCAGTGAAAAAAGTGAAATTTTACAGTCTTGGCAGGTGCGACGTGGACCAGCTCTGCGATGATTGCGGATGCAGGATCAACTCGCCAATGATAGTAAACCCGATTGCCGCTATTTGGAAAGATGATGATGGTGAACGGGTCTACTTGTGCGACTTCTGCCACAACATGCGCCAGGAGGAAAAATGGAATGCTTGACGTGATAGCATGGTGCCCGGAATGCAATTCTGATTCGTGGCACGACAAGATAAAAGAAGGAATAAAATGCCACTTCTGTGGCAGGTTAAACTACAACAAGAAAGGTTTACCAAGATGGAATTAATATCAACCAAAAACAGACCATGCACCGCTGAAACGTGTCCAATTGCCGACATGCGGTGTCCGAATTGTTTCCCGCACAAGAACTGTGCGTTGTACAACAGGAAAACAGGATATTGCCGCCTGCAAGATAGCATCTTCGGGAACATGATGGTAATGGATAATGAAGGGATGGACAAGGAATCCATGATGAAGGCATTCATGGAAACAACCTATCCAATGATTGATACCATGAACAAGGCAATAATAAACGTGCTGGTGGACATCAGCAAGGATTTCGAGATAGATCTCCCGCATCTCGCGGAATGGTCGTCGTGCGTGAAAACGTCCGGGGAAACCCGCATCGAGGACATCTTCGGCAAGGAAGGAGAGATAACCATTTCCATGCACGATGGCGAGGTGTACATCGACGTGCGTGAAGGCGATCGCCATGAAGAACACCGCATCGTGATGGAAAGCAGGCACGTATTATCATCCGATGTTGAACGGTTATGGGAGTCTGGAAAGAATCTCAGGAAACAGGTTGATGAGCTGGAGGAACGACTCGAAATGATAGGTTCCGGCGAAGCATATTGTGACACCTGCGGAAACTTCGTGGAAAACAGCATGGGTCAGATCGGATGCTCCCTTTCCAAGGATGAATGGTTGAAATGTACCACGGGAGCGTACGGGCTTTGGAGGCCAATGGATCGTGATAATAATGAATGAGGAAGATCTGGACAAACTGGCCGAGAAAATGGACAAGATTATAGAGATCTTGGAGGAATTCAAGGATGCCCTTTATTGCGTGTATTATGGTGGAAGGCTTGGACCATTCGACGTGAGGGTGATGCAATGAGGAAACTTGGAGAGATACTCGTGGACGAGCTGCACGGGCTGTTCGTCGTCTCGATCTTTGGCATCATTCTCGGGATCTCGGCCATCATCATTTCCATCATGGTGGACAACGGGATCGCTCCCATCGAACGGTACACGGGTGTCATGGCAATAGCAGGAACCATACTGCTCGTGATTAGCGCGTGGATTTTCGTGGTATCGATACTGGAGACGAGGAAAAATGACCGAATCTAAACTAACATGGGCAAATTGCCCGATCCGACCCCGGCACGATAGCACGCTCGTCCTCGCCCCTATTCCCGATGACCCGGATCACCTGTTATTGGTGGCGGCAGCGTGGCCGCTCTACATTTTACCGTTCGGCGATCGCATAATAGACGTTGATGAATTAGATCAGTACGAGCAGGGGATGAAATGCCCGCCTAATTTAGCAGGGTACATGCGTGAGAAATTGAGCCGTCTTCAAATCATCGACGTCGCTCGAATGTCGTGCGACATTGCACGAATGCACGCACGATATGCTGCGGATGCTGCTGATTATGCGGCTGCTAATTATGCGGCTGATTATTCGGCTGATTATGCTGCCAGTGCGGCTGATTATGCTGCTCGTGCGGCTGGTGCGGCTGTTGATGCTGCTGCTAATGCTTATCATAATAGAGTTAGTAAACACGAGTTTACTATCACTCGTGGTAGTAAACACGAGTGCATGCAGCACATCGTCGATTATGCCGTACAAATGGTAAAAGGGGAGAGGACACGTGGCTAAAAAATGGCACGTGGATAGATGGGTTCTGCCAGAATCATTGCCACGAACCCTTGAAAGATTGGAGAAAAATGGATACATATGCCTTGATTGTGGTCACAGGTTCAAGCATCCGTATATATTGAGCATACCGGAGCATCACGGACCACCAGCAGAGTTCGATGCGTGTCCAAAATGCCATAGCACGGGTATATGGCGTGAAAAATTACCTACCAAGCCAATCGAGAATGATGACCGGTTCGACCGCATGATAGCGGAGAAAGAAAGCAGGAAGGAGGCATGGGAATGACCAAAAAGTCGTGGCAGGAAAACAGGTGCAGGAATGGATTGTGGAAATCAATAATGCGAACTTTATTAAACATGGAATGGAGGCTTGCTGAAGAATGGAAGACTACGAGATAGAAGCATGCTTCGACACGGACACCCAGATCCCGATAAAAACGAGACTGATGGTGCGTGCTGAAGGAATCGATAATGCCACCAATGCGGCATGGGTATTCGTGCTTGGACGCATCCACAACTTGAAGGATATTAATCCAGTCTTGATGTGGCTAACAGTACGTGGATACGTGATCGGAGAATATGATCCAAGAACAAATACACTAACACAATCATATCCAACATTCAAGGTATTTGAATGGAAACATGACCAACTTGGAGCGCAGGAAGAAATGGAACGATGGATCAAGGAAGCATTAAAATGATGGTAAAAAAGAAAAATTAGGTCTCGTTAGAGGCCACCATTTTCCATAATTCCTGCATGCTCTTTTTGAAAATTAGGAACCACTTATCTTTTTCTTCTTCTGGTACTACTGGAAATTGTATTTCTACTTCTTGGAGGAATCTCCTTATTTTTGCTTTTACATCCACAGCGCCAACTGCATCCAACAATACGGGATCCATTCCAATATATGACCACCTGAAATGATCGCACACGGTTCCCGGCTGTATTTTTAACACCTTGTGGCAATACGCACCTCCTTTTCCATCCGGATGTGGTTCCATGCAATTCGCACAACATCTCGCAGGCTTAAATCCGATATTCAGCATGGTATCATCAACATCGATGCGACGAGGGTCCTCGTCACACTTGCGGCAGATCCGACGCAGGACCGAATCCATCACACGCATCCTCGTTTCATCGGCACGTTGCCCGCACCACTCACAGTACGTTGGTTCCACGCATTCCTCGAAGTCGGTTTCCATCTCGCGTAGCAACGCTGCCTCGTGCTCATGCCTCATCCTGTACCTGTCCGATTCATCAAGTCCTTCCATCACGGCAAGCTGCCAGTCGTTTGCCTTCTTCTTTCGTTTTTCCCACCCTTCTCGGGCCTTCGGAGGCTTTGGTTCGTGCATCAATTCAAGCGTAAACAGGCGGTGCGCCATGCCAGACATGGTTTCATCGAGCACCTTCCTTCGTTTTTCCAGATTCTTGTACATTTCTTCCGGAACATGTACACTAACCAATTTCATTTTCTCTCGTACTCCTTGTTGAATCTTTTTATTTCCGTGTGTAGTATGTCCGAAAGGACCTCGATGATCATGTTCCAGTTCTCCTCGCCCGTAATGGCGTCATATATACCAGTCACCAATTTTCTCTTCTTCACGTCCCTTTCGACATCTTCCTTCGTTCTTTGTATCATTTATCCACCTTCTTTTTCCGTTACCATTATCGTGTCCCGTATCTTGCCACACTTCGGGCATTTTACCATGATCGTGATGGTGACGTGGTAATCGTGGTCACATGCTTCTCTCTTGGCAACTATTTTTTCAATGTGCTCGTCAATCATCCCGAGTTCCAATATCGGCATGGAGTCCACCAATTTTTCGCATGAATTCGTGCTTCTTGTTGTAGTATATTGTGGCACCACCACTGCCACCTGTTTTCGTGGCACCACACGCGTTGCATATCCACATGTTGTCAAACTCGTTGTGCATGCGAGGTGTCATGGCACTCTCGCCGCATTCGTGACATATTACCAGCTTTTGTATAAAGTTTGCTTTTTTCCAGTTATCGTGCATGGTCATCACATATCGTATTGCCGCGTATTTTAAATTTCGGATGCTTGATACAATACTCCTGTATTCTATAATCTGTGATGAGTCTTAAATGCCGGCATGTCAGGCACGTGTCCGCTTCCCTGAAATTCTTTTCCATGGAGGATTTCACGGATTCTTCAATTGTTTCATCTGGCAAAGTCAAGCACCCACTCCTTCTTTATTCCTCTTGCCACGTATTTTTTCGTGGCCTTGATTACTCTTTGTCCCTTGTCAACCAGACGAAGGCCAATATTATCCATTATATCTATCGTGTTATTTGCCCAGTTATCATCCTTTGATGGTGCCACGACCACGATAATATGCCCGCCTTCTCTCAAGTACGGTGCAATCTTGGTAAAGTAGATATTGAGTTGTGCGGTGGTCTGTATGAAATCGCTTGGCACGGGAGGATCACCGGGGGAAAAAATGGCATGCGTGAACTCGTGGATCCCGGGGTAGTTTACCACCTTGAGACTGCCGTAGGGGGGTGATGTTACCACCAAGTCGTATGGTTCCCCGAGCCTTTTTTTCTTGGTATTGATGATGGTAGGCTTCTTGCCATTGAGATATGCCGGGTGTTGCTGGTAGAATTCGACGAAATTGCGCATCGTGGTCTCTAATTTTTGTCGAAACTCGCCAATGAAATCGGTGTTGTAATGTGGATCTTTTGGTCGCTGCCAATCAATTTCTCCTATCTTGGCATACGAGCATCTTCGTAAACACTGCGCCGCACACAGGCGGAAAAAGTCCTTCATGTATATATCTCCACGAGCTCTTTGGATTGCTTTCCTGACAGCTTCGATCTGGTGCTGTATGGGGACCGGGAAGAAATACTCGGGATCGCCGTTCCTCGCAATCACCCGGCGTATGTTTTCAGGTAGGGGACCTGTTCTCGGGTGTTCTAATTGCTCGTTTATCGCCACCTGTCCAAAATGGAAGTCACGCTTGGTAAATTCGTGTGTCTTTACTCTCGCAAGCATGAAACTAGCGGGCATGATGTCCATGTGGATACCATGGCATCCCGCGAGCTTCGCTTCTACCACTGTTGTTCCCGATCCACCAAAACAGTCGAGCACTATCTCCGGATTGTACTTGTTGATGAAATACCGCGGAATTTGTGGCACGAACCGGGCAGGATAGGAATAAATAGTATGAACGCCATAATTGGTAACGGCGTCATCAAAATCCAAGTTGTCCATGCCATCATTCCTCGTATTTATCCATGTAAACTTGGGTCTCCATCCTCGGATTCTTCCTCCATCTTTCTCAGGCGTTCTTTCTTGAGATCTTCCATTGTTTTTTCATGTGGGTTGCCCATCACTTGTGCGTAATGTTCCGCGCATGTCGGCTTGCCATTTGCCACCATGGCGGTCGGTTTACCACATATAGAACATTTCATCTCTTGCGACGCTTGTTGCGTGGCTTGTTGTGGTGTTCTCGATAATATCGGATACCGCTGGTATAACCATGGCATTACATGCTTATCGCATTCCTGCAATGCCGCGATGGCATTCTGCCACAAGAATGCGAACTGCAGGCTGTTCTGCTCGTGCTTTTTCATCTCGTTCTCTATTTCCGTTATCTTGCTCTCGTTTTCTGGAATTGCTTTTAATTCTTCCAACCTGTGTACCGATGCTGCTGCCATGTTGGAAGCTTGCTCCGTCTTGTCTGCTATTGATGATAGAATCAAGTATTCGAGCACCATGTCCATGTGAGCAAGTGTATCTACCTTCTTTTCCAAGGTAGTAAGGAGGTTTCCTTGCCTATCTATTGATTTTTCCAATTTTTTCAATGCTTTTACCAGTTTTTCACTCATCATTCCAACCTTCTTCCATGTTTTTGAAGGTGAGTATCACGCCAGCATTTTTCAACTTCACGATGTGTATCTGGTATCCATCTTTTATCGTGCTGTATTCCATGGCAATACCGAGATTCACGAGATCCGTGACGTAGTTGTTCACCGTTGGATACGTCACCCCGAGTAAATCCGCTATTTTCCCCTTGGAAAGGGGAGACTTGGAGAGCTCCATGAGCATCTTGACACGATTGCGATTGCTCAGGATTTTCCCCCAGCCTTTTGCATCTGTTATGGTTTTTATTGTTGCGTGTTCTGACATATCGCCAACCTCGATAGAATTGCTCCGACTTGAATATCACGGTCTCCGCCCATGGCTATATTCATATCCACTTCTGCGAACAATTCCGCTAGATCGAATGCCATGGGTCCAAGCAACTCGTGTAGATCCTTGAGGAACCGGCGTATGTTGAATTTTTGCTTCCCGTGCTGCGACGTGAAATATTTCCGTGCTGCATAGTATCCCTTGACAGCATCCTTCTCGGCGCTTATCTCTGCCAGTATTTTGATGGCGATTGCCTTGGTTGACGAGGACAAATCCAGATCACTTCCAGTGACCTCGTGCTTTATCCCGATCAGCTTTTCTAGGCAGTCGTTGAACATCTTGCGAATATCACCTTCATAATATGCCGCGATTTTGTGGCATAATTCGACACTAATCTGGACGCCGAGCGCGTCGGCTTGAGTTTTGAAGTATCCAGCGGCCACGTCATCTGGCAGCGCCTCGAAACGGAAAATTGCACACCTGCTTTTTATGGCATCGATGTAAGATTCGTCGTTGCCCAAGAAGATGAAACGGCACTTGTCACTATTATCTTCCACGATTGCACGGAGAGCGTCTTGTGCATCCTTGGTAAGCTTGTCACCTTCATCCAAGATAATTATCCTGTACTTTGCAGATGTTGGTTGTGCTCTGGCAAAATCCTTTATTTCTCCACGCACGACATCAATTCCGCGTTCGTCGCTAGCATTCTTGATAAGGAGGTCCGGGTGTCCCACATCCCATACATTAAATGGACCATCTTTATTGGCAAAAAAATGAGATGCGAAGACAAGCGCACTCGTGGTTTTCCCGGAACCGGGTGGTCCCACCATGATCATGTGCGGAAAATCTTCTCTCTCAAGCCATCGCAGCATTGGTTCCTTGACGAGTTCTTGGCCTTGTATTTCGTCAAACGTGCGTGGCCTAATATCATCCACTATAGTCATCTTATTCCTCTTCCAGTTCTTTTACTCGTTTTTTCCATTCCTCGTTGGTTTCTTCGCCTGCGAATAGTTCCTCAAGTGTTGGATATTTTGGATTGTCAGTATGCCGCACGAATACAGTCCCATGCGGTGCTATGTAACCAGCATATACCCATCCATTCTTTGCTTCCTCGTTCAAGGAAAATATCAAGGCGTTTCGTTCTTCTTCCACCTTTGTCATGGACTTAAGGTTGTGCGCGTTCCTGCAAACGTTCGCGTACTCCCTTGCCTTTTCCCACGGTTCCCATCCATCAAGCCCGACGATTTTCACTTCCATGGATTGCGGGGAACTGCCAGATTGTTCGATTTCTTTTTCTTCGTTTGTTCTTGTTACCATTTTATCCACCTAGAAATCAAATGGATCCACCGACGTGCTACCGACTACAACTTCCTTCTTCTTGGCAACTGGAGCAGGAGTAACTTTCTTTATCTCTTCCACGTCTTCTTTCTTGTGCTTACGCTGCGAGTTAAACAGCGCAGCTGGAAATTTCAACGCGGATCTCCTGCCGGGAGAAGGTAGCGCGGCGAACATCGTCGCTAGAAATTGTTTATTAGTACGGTATACCCATCTATCTATCTTGGCAAGCTTTCGCAAGAAATCAGATAACTCTTCTGGTTTCCTGAAAAATCTTGCGCAATTGTAATCCAACCATGTGGTCACCCATGCGAGAGGATCTTTCGATTTCATTATCCTCCCGAGCCTGCGTTTCACGTTCCTATCTCCGAAAACCGCACCAGCCACCCCTTCGGCGGTGATCTCGATCTCCTTCATGTACGTGCCGGAGTACCCGTGTAGCAATCTCCTGATGACGACGCGGAAATCCTCGTCGTACAGCTTTGGAACTTCATGTACCCTGTCCGGGAATGATTGCTCCATGAATTGCCTGAAATCATCAATGCTTGGCGGGTACATCTTGATTATCTTCCCTTCCTTCTTGAGCATGGACATGATGGTTTTTGGTATCTTGCTAACGTTGTTGCAGGTCATGATGATGGATACCTGCGATTCATCAAGGACTTTTTTAAAGTACACGTGGCTTCTCCAGTGAAAATTGTCCGCCTCATCAAAAAGAAATACCACGTCTGATGGTGTCCTGTGGGCACCAAACAACGTATTGGCAAGTAACGTGCCAGTTCGCTTGTCGGAGAGATTTATCTTCCGCATTATTTTTCCAGCTTCTCTTATGGCAAACGTTGCCGATGCTGTCTTGCCAATACCCGGCTCGCCATGTAGAAGAACGTGCTTGTGTTGCTTTATTGCCAGTTGTATGGTATTTATCGTGTCATCGTGACCAACCACGAACATGCCCGGTGGAAGGTCTTTGCCAGTATATCCCTTGTATAACTCGGCGGCTTCTGCCATGGTGACACCGACCATATGGCATATTTCTTGCATGCTCCATCTGTTTTGGAGCACGTATTTCTTGATCGCCTTGGCCTTGTCCATAGAATTCACTTCTCCTAAGTAGTTAGGATTACAGTAGATCTATTGTAATGTAGTATTTAAATATCTTTCGATCACACAAAGTTTAAATATGTATAAGGTAATGATCTAATTACCGTCGAGAATTTTTTAATCGATGGAAACAGAGGTAAGCGACATGGTAAGCAGGAAACTCTCTAAAGCAGATTTGGAGAAAATTAAACCATGGGCTGAAACCATGGTGGAACGATTCGAGCTGGATGATGTCGAGGATGTCATGACAACCATCCAAGACAAGTACGAGGAGTTCTCCAAACGACCCAAGTTTGAAACAAAGCCCAAGGTATTCATCCTTAACAGGGCCAAATCTGCTGCCAATATAAAGTACACAGGAATTGGAAATCTTGAGCGCATGCTGGCCGTCTTCCTAGGACCCGGTGGTAGACCCAAAAATTGGACCGAGGAAGATTACAACAAGGTGCTCGAAGCTGCTGCGAAAGGAAGCCAAGCCGATGTGATGCAAATGGCCAAAGAAAGGAAGATAGCAAGCATCAAGGAGGCTCGTGGAGAAGGTGATAATGTCAGGGAAATACGCATCCCGGTGCGTAAGATTCTTGGCAATGGCAGGCTGGTAAAAACGAGTGCCAAGCCTGTCAACTTCGAGGTTCGGAAATGGCTTGACGAGGCCAAGACTGTACCGGGATACGAACTATGGACACCCGGTGATCCAGTGATACCTCTTGATACCGACAAGTACTTGTCTGCTGACAAGAAGAAACCAGTGGAAGAACGCAGGGAAAACTGGAACCACACGAACGTTCTCTTGCCAAATTGGGGCGTGACGATATATGCTCTAATATGGAGAGGAGATCAGGCAATGCCACATATCGCGCAAATAAAAGTGTACGGTGATGCCGCTGATCCAAACAACAAGGGAAACATAATTGATTACTTTGGATCCAGAGGCTTGTGGTTACATCCTGTACATTTCAAGGCGGAATTCAACGAGGACAAATCATCTGGCGAGCACTGGGAAATAAGGGTGACTCGTGACAAGTGGGCCGTGAAACCACTCAAGGGCAAGGAAATAGAGGAATTCGACATGTACGAGAAGGGATATGAGTGGGCATACGAGCCAGACTTCACCGGTGATCCATTTGATGGTGGCATTGCTGTCCCGACACAATGGGAAGGTGATCTCCCGCCACCATTTGGAATATGCGATCTTGAACATCTGCGTGAATGGCATGAGAAGATACAAACGATCTATAATTCCAGTGGCGATGCCTATAAGAGTTATGATCGTGTTGGTATGATGGAATGCACTATCATGGCACAAGCGCAACCAGAAGACGGTAATTCGATCAAAATATCCATCAAGGACAACTCTCTCCAGAAGACTCGTTTTTCAGCATTTCTCCCATCCATATTCTCGGAACTCCCTTTTGCAGGTGCCGCGGATGCACTTATCTGGTTCACGAGCAAGAAGGGTAAGAAATGGAAAAACCCGGCAACCGGTGAATGGGAAGAAGACAAAACAGGCACGAAAGCAAGCATCAACATAGGCCTCATCAACATGCTCATCCTCATGGAACATGACGAAGGTGATGGAGAGGATGATGACGTGGAAGAAGTTGATGTAGTGGACGAGGACGCGGAGAACGAGGTGCGCGTGTAATGGGAAAAAGCGTGTTTGCGAGCGGGACCGCGCCAAGTACAAAGGCGAAAAACCCAGAGATGAATGCCAGTGAACAAGCATACGTAAACACACAAGTCATGACACGCCCCATAGAATTCCAGCCAATCACGGACGAGGAAGGAAACTATATCGATGCAGCGGAAGGTATTAACGTCACGTTCCGTGGCAAGCAGAAGTTTGGCAAGACGCTGAACGGGTTGCTATGGGGGTACTTCAACTCCGAGTACAAGAGCCAGCTGCGAGCGATGAACCTTGATCATGCCATCGAGGTAATGGACCAAGGTGTACTTCCAGAAATAGAGTACATCATTGCCATAGATACCGAGTGTGATATAAAGGCGAATCTTCGACGTGGAAAGATGAAGCAATTGTGTGGGAAACTCCGCAAGAAGATCAAGCACGTGCCCACGCCACTTCAACGAAAAGTTGAAGGGATGAAGGATGGCAAGGCCGTGACGCTCAACGCATTGGAGATAGATGCTCAACGCCAGAACATAGAAGCTGCAATCTGGAAAGCCGTGGACACGTTCGGGGAAAACGTCATGATATTCTTCGATTCGGCAAGCGACTACAAGAAAGCACTTGATGATCTCTCCGACGTGGTGTTCAAGAAAACGGTGAAGACGAGCATGAGTCCTGCGAAAGGAAAGCAGGATACGGAGAACGATCCATTCTGGCGTTCCTTTTACCAGTACCGCAACAAGTGGTGGCACAATTCGCTCATCAAGTTGAAATCGTTCCAAGGATGGTGCATCAGTACCATCAAGGAAGAGGATGTTGAAGAGGAATACCGCGTCGTGTTGGACAAGAACACGAAGAAACCAGTCCTCGATGAAAATGGCAATCAAATCTTCAAGCCTCCAACGAAGACGCAGGAAGTAGCTCGCACGGCATTCAGGATCGACCAAGGATATTCCTTCCGCGACAGGTTCAACTTGGAAACAGGTGAGTACGAGCACTGCCTGAGATGGGACTGGGGAAAGTGGGAGCATCCCGGCGTGAAATCGTTTGACAGGATAGGCAACGACTGGAAACAGGAGCACAAGTGTTACGTGCCGTACCATTACAACCACCGTCTCGCGATGATGGAAATCTTGAATGATCTCGGTCCTTCCATCTTAGGTGAATTGGAAGAAGGAAAAACTGATGATGATTTATGGTAAGCCCGTTGAACGAGAATGATGCGATTGCGCTGGATATTATTTCCACTTATGGGCCAGTATGTAAGAGCGATGCGCCACAATATGGAATGCCAGCAACAACTTTCCAAAATCATGCAAAGAAGCTGGAAAGATTGGGAATTGTCAAGTCATTCAAGTTGCCACAAGCAGGGCGCGGATCGCCAAAAACAATGTACGAGGTAAAATAAATGCCACGGTTTAACACGGATAAGAATACGCTGGAAACCTTTGTCAATGCTATCAAGTGCGAAGGTATTACCAGCGTGGATAGTGACAAGGTAAAGAGCGGCACTCTCTTCAACGATTTTGTGCTCGACGTGAAGGAAGATGCCGTGTATTGTAATGCCACGGATACCAAGTCACACAAGGTAATAGCACAGCACGTGCTGAAAGACGTGGAGATAGTCGAAGAAGGTGAGATATACGTCACCGATACCGGAAACTTCGTCAAGGCAATGGACAGGTGTGGCGGTGGTAAAGGTGACAGGATTTCAGTCTTGTATCCAGACGAGTACAACGGGATAACCATTCAGAGAATGGGGACAAAGACCGCGTTCTCCTTCCCGACGCAGGGAAAGAAGGACGTGACGTCACTGGAAAGGACAACAAACATACCACATGTGTGGGACGACGAAGCAAAGAACGTGCTATCGACATCGGCAAAGAGCGGAAAAAGTTTTCACTGGCAGCACAAGCTTATAGCTGACCCGGATGACCTCGCGGAGATTGCCAAGGACATGAAGGATTTTGTCAAGCAAAAAGTGGTCACCATGACAATATCCAATGGAGAAGTGCTGTTCAATCTTGGAAATATATCTTCCACGAAGAAAGGAAAGCGGCAACTATTCGCAAGCGTGAGACAGGAATTCAAGGATGGAAAATGGATGCCAGCCGAGGAAGGTGCAGAAGACATAGTCAGCAACTACTACCACGGGTTCTACGCGGTGATACAGAACATACCATCAAAGCAGCCAATGGAACTATACTTTGGCAAGTTTGGAAATGGATACATGGTTTGGATCAGGAGCTTTAGCAGCAAGATGGATCTTCATTACTTGGTTCCCCACGACGCGGGGCTAGAACCAAAGAAAGAGACCAAGAGTTGAACATCTCCAACGCCCCGAGGAGAATAAATAAAAGGGGCGCCCACATAGGGCATGCACCAGAAACCATCAAAATCACACACCCTTTATCCATTTGGATTGTAAGCTTCATCCCGCAAACATTTCCCACGCTACTTTTGATGGCTGGATAGCATGGTAAAAGTAATGCTGGTCTTCAAGCAGAAGACACTTTCAAAGGAACAGGTCATGTCTGGCATGACCGTGGAAAAAAGCACGAACGTTGAATTAACCATAACTATACCAGATGGAATGAAACTTTCCAAGGTCATTACCGACAAGGAAGTGGTGGACATGACACTACGAGAAAAGCGGCCGCCACTAAAACCAGTGAAATTACCACCATTAAAACCAATGCAGGGTAGGGAAGCAGATAACCCGCGAGGCTCATAACCGCTTCCACGTCCGGCCCACAGGTTGGGAACTTCGTGGCACGAATGATCGGCAGCTCATTGGATAATGATGCCGATTGAGTGGCGGAGAGAGACCTTGAGATCGGTGGTGCAACTCCACCCCCTGCAACTTTAAAATGGTGATAAACATGGGATTATTCGGTTGTAAAAATTGGGAACCAAAGAAATGTGTTCGATGCGGTGCTGCTTGGGGCATGTCAGATTGCTTCGAGCGGATAGATTTTGCCAGCAAGGAAGAAGCCGAGGCTTTCTACAAGTCAAAAGGTGGCAAGGGAGCATCTGAACCGATGAAGGTGTGATGAAATGATACAAGTTGAATGCCCCGAATGCGGGATTGACATGGAATTATTGCATCCTCCAAGTGATCACTTGTTCGAGTGCGTAGCATGTGGCAGGCGATACAGCATGAACAAGATGACTCGCGAGCTTGTAATGGTAAAGGGTGCGGATTAGGTGAGTGTACATGCGAACAATATGCCTATCAACATCGACAACGCTGGATCACGAGAAGATCCGGCCATTATACGAGAAAATCATTAGTGCCAATAGGAGGTGCGCGTTCTTCATTGACCGCACGAACCCCGTGCTCGAAGAAATGATAAAGAAATACAGGTGTCGCAAGATGCGGTTTCATCTCCAGCGAGCACTCATGCGAGCTCGTGCAGCGTATGCTGATAGGGCAAAAAGAATCGTGGAGAAGGCCCAATCTTGTTATTGCGTGGTTGATAGCAAGGACAAGTATGCGGGACCAGTAGAAATAGCAGTGGAATTTATGGAAAGACATCCAGATCTCCACATAGAAATATATTTTGTTACTGGAGGAGAATGGAAACAGGTAACGATGCGAGAAGCGAGGAAAGGTACTCCATGGGATACGTTCCTATCCAAATAGAGAACGCCGATTACTCGGAAGAGATCGGCGAGGCAGTGCTACACATTACTGGATACGCCCGAGATGGGAGTAGGCACTATGTTGTCATACATGGAGAAGGCATCTATCCTTCTTTTGGTGTTCCATACGAGGAATTCTGGCTCATAAAGGATGACCCGAGGATAGTGGATTACTGGCGCGGACCTGATTCACCACTCGGTGAGCCCGTCATGGAAGTGAGGACGAAATTGCCAAGCGATATAGGAACGGGACAGGATGCGCTTCGCAATTACACGTCGCACTCGTACCAAGGGGACATCAAGTACTTCAAGAAATGCCTCACGCAGCTCGGGTTCTTTAACGGGTATTTCCAGTATGATGATGCATACTTGGAGCATGATAAAATAGCATATCATCATCCCGCATTCAAGGTGCATGCGCATGTTCACACGGATCACGTCAAGCCATTACCAGATAGCGAGCGGTTCTTTGCCCAGAAAACAAAGGTGTACTGGGACACGGAATGGGACATGAGCGAGCTCAAGAACGAGTATGGTGAATTCAGGGGCTCGCAGCTGGATAAAAACCATGATTGGAAACGTAGCAGGATGATAACCGTGGTATTTTATGAGTTTAAATACCAGAAATATGTCGCGTTTACATGGCATCCCCTGCTCAGGAAGGAAGTACACGACATGGAGGATTACATCAGCAGGATTGACGAGAAAATCCGCAACAAGATAAACATTCCTGAAAAATATACCAGTGAAGTAAACGGGTTCTTGGATGAAAGCACCATGTTCGATGCTATCATCGAGTACCTGCACGTGGTATCACCTGGATGCTTGCTTGGTTATAATTCGGCTGGTGGTATACATGGCAAGGGTGATGACAAGCACTGGATAAACGGGTTCGACATGCCGTATTTCTTTCTAAGGGCCGAGCATCTCAAGAAGCCAGTAAACAGGTTGAGCCCCATGGGATCGGCGTACAAGCAATTCAGGAAAGGATGGGAGGAATTCTTCGTTAACATAAAGCTGGTGACGCAGTTCGATTTGTGGCATTCTGCCGAGTTTTTTGATATAACGTGGAAAGACTACTGGATAAAGAACAAGAAGCTTGACACGTTAATGTACAATTACTTGGGTATAGGGAAGGTAAAACATATAGGGCACGTATGGGAACAGTGGCTGGAAGATCCATATCACGAGCGATATTATTGTACGGGTGATGTGGAGGGCACGTTCGCGCTGGATGTCATGTTTAACATGAGCGAGGATGGATACAATAGGGCCATGATGTCTGGCACAGTGTGGGAAGATTACCAGTTCGCATCAAAGCTGCACGACCAAATCAACCTTCGCCTGTACAAGGACTTGTATTTCTTGGACACTAAGTGGCAAAAGGTAAGGGATATTGCCACGGGACACAAGATAAAAACGGAAGAACACGAGCATGGTATAAGGTGGAGACGTGACTGGATTACCAACCACATAGGAATAGAAGTGGAAAAGAAAGGTGGATACGTACCTGTACCAATCATAGGATTGCATGAAGGCGTCGTGGTGATAGACTTCAACAAGTTCTATCCAAATTCCGCCATGGCTGCCAACTGTGGTCCAGAAACATTCGTTAACGTCAAGAAGCTCCGGTTCAAGAAGGCCGACACTGATATTTATGGCGATGCAGAAGGTGTCAGGATACGCATTCCGAACATGGGAATAGAAGTGGTGGAACTTCGCCCCTTTCTCAGGCGGGAAATCGAGGATTGGGAGGAAGAAATGCGAAAGGCGCGTGCTGCCGTGGGGAATAACGTGTATGATCTCCACGAGTATTTCAAGAACGAGCTGATAGAATGGAAAGAAGTTGCGCATGATTGGAATGATTTGAACAGGACACCATCTGGATTCTTCTTGAAGACACCAACGGCAAAGAATACGATTGCTTTCGAGGAATTGCTGCGAAAGAGAAAGGAAATGCAGAAGCTTGCCAAGGATAGGCTTGCTGAGGTTGGTGATAAGAATGATTGGATGTACAAGGTATATGATTTACTCCAGTTTTCATTCAAGGGTCTAACCAATGCGCGGTTTGGTATCACTGGAATGATGGCGGATAGGTTATACATGCTTCCAATATTTAATACGTTCACGCTTGTCGCACAAACACTTATCCGGGAATGCATACGATACATGGAAGAAGATCTTGAATATACCATTGTTGGTGGTGATACTGATAGTGTCTTTATCAAGCTCAAGAAGAAACTGGACCTGAAGCGTGAGGTTTTGGACAACGGGAGAGAAAGATGGTACTCCGTGGAAGCCGACACGTTGTGTAACATGCTAAACAAGCACGTGTGGGAGCATGCACAGCAGGAGTTCAACTTCGACCGCAACACGTTCAACATGGACGTTGAAGATATTAGTGGATATTTTTATATCCATACTAAAAAGCACTACGTCAAGGCCGTGCTGGTTCGTGAAGGGGTGAAGTTCGATCACCCTGTTCTCATGTGGAAAGGATTGAAGCGTGTTAGCAGGTCAACATCACTCTGTACAGATGATATTCAAGATGCCTTGGGCGCAATAATCCTAAAGGGTGGCACGCTTGATGATGCCATACAATACATCATGAAGATACACGAGGAGTTCAATAACTACGAGCCAATGTACCTGTGCAAGGTATTGCCGTTGAAAAGACCACTTAGCAAGTACTCGAAAAACGGGGAAACGTGGAAAGCATACACGCTTGCTAACCAGTATTTCAATGCTGGATATGGCCTTGGAGCACGTGCGTTTATCGGCAGGCTTAAATATTGCCCGCCCAAGATAAAAGGGAGAAAAGTCAATCCTCAGCTTGGAGATGTCATAGCATTCGATGAGAGGATGTTGCCTGAAATAAAGGAAGCTGGATTGGTATTTGATTACGATGAATTGGAAGACAAGGCTGCTGCGGCAGCTGCGAATGAGTTACTCGCAAGATTTGATACGTCATATTGGGATGTGCTGGAAGATGTCAGGACATACGACCCTTGGGAATTCTAAGAGGTGTACAAAATGCTACAAATGGAAGAACCTGATCCGGGAAGAATAACCGCGTTCGTGAGTGGTAGTTGGAAGGACAAGGACTTGGTATCAGAAGTCATCCAGTACCTGTGGGATAGAGGCATACATATAACACATGACTGGACGAATGACAGGGACATGCTGTGGAGCAATATACAGGTAAGAGAAGCGATAAAGAAGGCAAAATATTTTGTACTCGTCAACGGGCCAGATCCAACGCAAGGAAAGGCATGGGAGTGCGGCCTTGCTGATGCGTGGGAAATTCCAATCATCGTGCTCGGTGAGCCAATAACCAACAGCTTCTATTACAGGCCTGTAATACACGAGAAAATAGATAAGAATACGGATATTGGTGCAGTTGCCGCGGATTGCATCATAGCAGTCGATATGTTTATTTCCCTTAGTGGAATGAACCCCGGCGAGGCGCTTGAGTATGAATTGGTAAAGAAAGACCCGTACACGTGGAATCTGAAGCGCATGGAACGTGCAGTTGCTAACATGACAAAGGCAATGCTCACGATAAATCCAGAAGGTGGGTTGCTCGGTGATCCAGACGGGTTCAAGGACAAAAAGTCCCCTACCTAACTTCGCCGCTACCGGGTGTAATTGAACGATAAAATGCAGTTTTACGAGATGGGGACACGATGCCACGAGACAAACAAGCAGGAAAAAAATACCTCCAAGACGACTCGACAAAAAAGCTCGGTTCGGTAGATAATGTCGAACCACCTCCATGTATACCAGACTTAGCAGGAGTGCCCACTATAGATTGGAGAATATATGTGGATTGTCGAATAAGCAGGTTCGAGTCTGCCATAGAATCAATAGCCACACTCTTGGGCAAAAATGCGCACAAGAAAGTAGCAGCAGTGGAAAGGTTGAAAGGAGAATGGCAAAGGGTCCAAGGAGAATACCAAGATCAAAAACGATACACGGCATTTGGAATGAAAGCGCTGAAATTGCTGGAGGTGCTATGGGATGATTAGATGCAGGTTTTGCGACAGGATAATGCGCAGCGTTTACGAGGACACCGATTCAATCTTGGCAATATGCGATACGCCGGGTTGTCAGAACAATCCAAGAACCAATTACAACAAGCAAGAGGAAGATAAAGGATTCGTCAGGCTAACTGACCTGTACCCGCAAGGTCCAGAGGTTTCCCGTGATATTGGTGACAACGTGTTCTTGCTACGATTTTGCGACAGGATAATGCACATGGGATTCGCAATGGAACCACAACACTGGGAAGATGCGCATGCACCAATTCTTCCCACATCTCGTGCCATGGAGGAGGCAACGAGAGCAATAGAAAGACGCATCGAGGCAGATACCATCAATTGTATTGCTGGAGAGCGGTTCATCGATCCGCCTACCTGTGAACAATGTGATCCCGAGGTAGTGGAGGATGCGCATGATGATCTTGTAGACGCACTCGAACATGCGCTGGTGACACCTAGGCAGGAAGAAATGCGTGAACGGGAAACAGAATCACGCAGGTTGCAACCAATGCACTTTTTCTCATGGAGCCTGTCGGCGCCAGCCATCCGCATGCACAATGGATCGAGGATTTGTATCATGGATTCGCAATACGATCCAAGTCCAGTACGTGGACACAGTGCAAGGGTTATCATGGATGATGAAGACGAGGAGGATGACGATGACGGGTGACGTGATACGCCTGATAGACCTGTACCCGGAGCTTGGTGATCTCCATGCACACGATGACGAGATTATATGCTTCGTTTTCAATGGCAGGACCAAAAGGTTATCATTGGGTAATATCAGGATCTCGCTGTGGATTGGTAACGCCATGTGCCCTGTACACCACGTGACGTTCGATGACAGGAGGCAGCGTGGCGTGCTAGCGGTGAACGAGACGGAATATGGTCATAGAGGATGTGGATTCGTTGATCAATTATAGCAGGAATAGCGGAAGGACAACCGCGGCGATGAACGATGCCATAGAAGTGGCAAACACTGGCACGAGGATACGATTCGTATGTTCCAGTACGAAGCAATGCAGCTATGCGAGGAGCATGTTAAAACAGGCCGGTAGTGATCCGTTCTTGTCACCATGTGATCGTCCAGAATTTATAGAAATAATCACCGCTAACCAGCTTGACTATGAATGTAACGTATCTATCCGCCAAGGAATACGAACCATCCTCGATCACCACGTGTGGGAACTGATGGAAGATGGCAAGTTTAGATACCTGCACGAGGAAATCATGAAGCATGGAGATTTTTTCGAGTTATTGCTACATCCCGTCGGGTCGCCATACGAGAACGATGCCGATCCAACCATGTGCAGGATGACCGACGTGTACAAGGAAGAATGGGAAAAGGAAATAGAGAACGAGATAAGCGAGCTGCGAGTAGAGGATGGTCAGGAAGACATAATAGATGCGATCTCTGACAAGTTTGGCATAGAAATATCCATGAACGATACAAACAAATCCGTTTTATCAAAAATGACACGAGTAATGGCATCAACAATGGAAAATTTGGAAATGGCAATGAGAGAAATATTTAGAATGGAAAAGCGCATACACGAGTTGGAAAACGATGATAGTTGAAATATTCAACTGGATAGCCTGCGTGATGGCAGTACTTGGTTCACTCACGCTGGCATGCAAGGCTGATAACATGCGAGGATGGATCATATATACAATAGCAGCAGTGGCAGGAATCATTTATTTTTCCATGACTGGAAACTGGCCACAGCTTGGAGTCTGGTGCATGTTCCTGTTCAACGACATCCTTGCCATGAGAAGGAAACTGCGAACAAGTAAAGATGATGACGCGCCACGAGTGATGTGGAAAAAATATTGAATGATATACAAAAGGATCTTGAAGATGCGTTCAAGAACATCAAGAATTTCGGTGATCTTGCCCCTTCAAATATATGGATGACCAAGAAAACGGCAACAATGATAAAGGAACACCGTGTACCTCCACACGTACCACGCATGGTGGATCATTACACGAGGCCTAGATTCATGCCGCGATGGAAGTGGTACTTCCTGAGATGGTTCGATGATTTCAAGCAAGAACTTGCCACGATGAAATGGAGACAAGGAGGCAAACCAAACCACGGCATTCTGTACATGCCCGGATTCTTCATAAACAGCACGGTGGCGAGACTGCTGGAAACAGCATGCGAGCCCATGTACCACGGCCCGGGTGAAAGGAAGGGTAATGAAAAATGATCAAGGATAAATCCACGCACGAGCTGCTATACATTTTATCACAGAAGGGACATTGCTGGTACAACGAGACGAAATGCTACAGGATATTCAACGAGCTGGTAGATAGGATTGATGATGATGAAAGAAGAAACCTGTCCGTGGCATTATCACACATGTACTCATGCGGGGAAGGACCAATGGAACTGATAGACATATGCAAGGAATTGATGGAGAAGTACAAGGATGATTAGAAGCCCGATAAAATGGTTTGGTGGAAAGAGCTGGCTGGTGGAGAAAATCATCAGCTACATACCACGAGAATGTGACGTGGTAATAGAAGCATTTGGTGGAGGAGCATGGCTGACGCTCAATCTTCCTCTTGGGCGGTTCAAGGTAATCATATGCAACGACATCAACGACCTGCTCATAAATTTCTGGATGGTCCTAAAGAATTCACACGCGGAACTGAAGGATGCTGCCATGCATGTACCAGATAGTGAGGTGGTATATGGGCATTTCGAGGACGTGATAAACCATGGTGTACCGTACTTGGAAAAACTGGAAGATCCCGTGGAGATGGCACTGGCATTCTTTTACTTGAATACGCACAGTTATTCTGGCATACACACGGGATTCCACGGGTTGAACTTTTCCACGCCTACGCAAAACCAACGAGCATACTTGTCAAAAATAGACCTATTCGAGGATATATGGTCCAGAATAAAATACGTTACATTTAAAAACACTGACGTTATAGACCTGTTGAAGTCTGCTGATCGTGATAATGTTTTCATTTACTTGGACCCGCCATACTTCCAAGGTGGTGAAGTCTATGAATCCATCCATGGTGGCAAGCCGTGGGGCGAGGAAGATTTTTTCCGCCTGAGGGAAAGATTGTGGGAAATGGAGCATGCAAAAATACTCGTGTCCATCGATCAAGGAGAGTATTTCAAGAAGGAAGGGTGGCACATGGAGGAGATAGAGAAGACGAAAAAGCTGCGAGCAGAAGCAAAGATTGGAAGAGAAACGTTGGTGATGAATTACGAGCCTATTGGAATGGTTGAAAATGGAGAAAAAACACAGGCAGGAAGCACGGCAGCAGACCCGTGGTACTTCTAAGAATTTGGTACATGAGATAGACGAGGCAATAGACGAGTTCCGCGAGCAGCATTTCAGGCAACCGGAATTCCTGCTCTTGAATTACCGCACGGCATTTGTTGTCAAGAAGGAGATTGGCGAAAGGATGAAATACATCGTTGATGCCCGTAACAACCTTATTGGATCCACGTACAGGGGATTGGAGGTTTTTGAATGTGGAATGGACATACCGTTTATAGTTATTGGTGGTAATATTACAAAGTTACTGAGATATGCAAGAAGGGAATACATATGACAATACTACATGGCGACTGCTTCCAGTTGGTGAAATCCGTACCCCATGAAACGTTCCACGCTATCGTCACGGACCCACCATACGGGATTGAATGGCTGAATAACGATTGGGATAAGCCAGACAAACTGTGGGATAAGCGGCAGACAGACTACCCTTCAGCACGCGGTACAGATGGTAAAGCCAACCTTAACGAATACGAAGCTGGAGAGAAGTTCTATTTTTGGTTTTCCCCTATTGCACGAGAAATGCAGCGGACACTAAAAACGGGAGGTAGTTGCTTTGTATTTTCATCCACGAGAACACTGCACCATCCGATGCGATGCTTGGAAGAGGCAGGATTTTTGATAAAGGATGTCCTGATGTGGAATTACCATACTGGATTTCCCAAGGCAATAAGTGTCCCCTTTCTTGTTGACAAGCGTGCGGGAATTGTTAGCACGAGTGACCCGAATGGACACACGGCTGTTTCCCAAGCGGCACAGGAACATGAAGGATGGGTGGTAGGTCGTGCCAAGCCAGCATGGGAACCAATTATATGGGCGACAAAGCCATGTGATACAGCCATAGACTGCATGCTTGAAGACGGTATAGGTGGTATAAATGTTGGAGAAACGAGAATACCGGTGAACCCGGAGATCGATGACATGAAACGCACGGTGATCCGCCAGCCACGCCATCCTGATAACGTGCTTAATTTCGATGACGCCGGTATCGGTGACAAGAAGGAGATGTTCACCGGTGTCAGGGAGGAAGGTAGATTCCCGGCAAACGTGGTAGTGGTAAATGGTGAGATATTGGGAAAGCCGAAATTTAATATAATGTATGGCATACGGAAAGATGACCAAGTAATAGATATACCTAAACCGGACAGGAGCGAAAGGGACATGGGATTGGAAAACTGCTCCCACAACCCCATCTCGGGCGACGTGTGGGACAAGAAACTTGTATGCGCATCATGTGGAAAGAGTGTCAGGAAGCCGAAGACGACATGCGGATGTGGCAATCCTGTACTACAGTGGAAAAAATCGAAAAGAAAGGTGGTAAGGAATACCCATCCAACCGTGAAACCAATCGCGCTGTTCGAGCATCTTGTACGTCTCGTGACGAGAAGGGGGCAAGTTGTTGCCGATTTCTTTGAAGGATCTGGAACGTGTGCGATAGCATGCAAGAAAACTGGACGCGAGCACTGGGGAGCGGAACAGGATGAGGAGTACTACAACTTGGCCACGTCACGCGTGGCAAACCTATTCAATACATATGACCCGTGGGATTTTTGATGACGAGGCACAGCAGGCAGAGAAACATGAAAATAGTAACCACGTATCTGGGCAAGCAGCATGTTAGAATGCTGGAATTGCTCGTGGAAGAAGGATATTACCTTAATAACAGCGATGCCATAAGGGCGGCGATAGATCTCCTGATAGACGTGAGACTTGGAACGTCCGAAAAACTGGCAGAAATTGAAAGCAAGATGAAAGATCTTGGCAAAATGAGCTACGATGAAAGACGTGCCAAGAGGCGTGGAGAAGTGTACGACAAGGATGGGATGGTGATAACGTGAGAATATCAAAAGTCAGCAACCAAGGCATGGCAGAGTTCGATGATGGCATATCAGCGATAGTATTCTTCTGCGGATGCGATCTCGATTGCCCGTTCTGCCATAACGACAAGCTGATAAAGCTGGAAGATTGCCCGAAAAATGATTACGAGGCATGGGAAGCGGCGGAACTCATAAAGCTTGACATGGTGGATTGGGTATCGCTCACCGGTGGAGAGGTGCTTGTACAATCAGATTTTGGAACCGTGCGAAACATGATCGAGTACGTGAAAAGCAAAGGCAAGAAAGTAAACATAGATACCAACGGATTCATACGCAACGGATCGCCAAAGTGGAAGAATCTAAAGTCTATTGCTGGCATGCTTGACTGCATAAGCGTGGATATAAAGATGCAGAAAGTACAAACGAACACGTACCTGAACATGCATACATGGCTTGATGGCTTGCGTGTTCGAGATAAAACAAGATTTCGCATGGTAGTGCTGGAAGAAGTATCGGATGTATATTTCGCGAATCATACCATGAAGTTTTTCAAGTATAATGGTATAAAACGAATTGAACTGCTTCCAAATTCCATGCTCGGGAGAGGTGTGCAATTTTCGCGAACATCGAAAGAATTACTTGGACAGATTGCCACGTTTTATTCCGACAATGGAATTTCTACAGGACCAACGGAAAGCTTAAATACGAGTAATCATACAGGAGCTCGAGGCTAATGATTATTGACGAATTTGAATCCAAGGGATATTCCATCAAGCTGGTAGATGACTACGATATAAGGGTGGTAAATCCATTTGGCAAGAAAATAAAGAATCCTCCATCACACGCTAGAAAGCATCCAAAGTGGCAAGAATTCAAGGACTTGCGAAAGATACATCGCAGGGAAGTTGCTGGGATAAAGCACGAATTCCTGAGATCCATGATGATGCGCAAGGAGGTTGACACGTACATTACCACGTCGAGAAAAAGCACGGTGACGAATATAACAATGGCTGATTTGTATTCTGTCGTGGAAAACATGTACGTCGAGGCTCGTGTTAGAGCACATGATCCGGTAATACAAAAGGAGCCATTTGATGAAACATGGAGAGGATTCGTGACTGGATACAACGACACGAACCTGCTCGTTGACGGAAAGATGGCGAGATTGATACGCATGCTGCATCCATCCGAGATAGACGACTTGTGGGAAGTGCAGAAGCAGGCAATCATCGAGCTGCGAGACACGCATATCATGCAGCTTTTCAGGCCAACATTCGAGCCCGAGATAGACGAGGAATACTATGTCATGCGGTTCTTGGAAATACCGATCAAGGCGAACCAGGCATATAAGGTGATAGACACGTATGATTGGAAAGTTCCACGATTACAAAACATGCCAGAAGAAGGAACTGTTGCCAAGTATTTCACTTCCAAGGATAACAAGTACATGGTACGGTGGCAATACTCCTTGGACTACCCGAGAGGGAAAAGTGAGTGGGAATCTGGCACGATGGAATTCTTCTTGTGCCATGATGGAATTGCACCACAACCATGCAGGGTGGTTGATGTTGATCCCGTGGTGTTTTCCGAGGCCGTGTGGGAGATACAGAAGATCATAGACACGTGCCGGGTCGATGACGAGGTATCCAAGACTACCATGACGTACAGGCAAAACATTGCCAAGATTTACATGGATGCGTTGCACATAACCAATTGTGAAATAGTTGGTAGCGTCATAAAGGTGTATGGTGATTGGGGGATATATGGAATATCACTCAAGGATGGTAGATCCATGTGGTGGAGTAACAAGAGATATATCTGCATACAACCACTTACCGGGCACGAGCGTCCAAAATATGGCGCGTATCTTGTTGGTGATGGTGTTTTGGATGATCCAACATTAGCGTTGGCCATAGCAAAGATGCGTGATTTATCGGATGACACGCACCCAATAGATGAAGTTGAAGGTAGACAAATAAGACCAGAAAATCCCAAC